GGACGACCTGCGCGAGATTGCCGGTGGTCCGGAACTCAGCGAGACGCTCCGTCGACTGATCCGCGAAGAGAAGAAGCGGAAGGCACGTCGTGAGCGCTGAGCAGACCAACCTCTACATCCCGGCCGGTTCCACCATCACCGTGCAGGCGCACATGCTGGGCGGCGGTGACCGCGAGATGATCCTCACTACCGGCAGGATGATGCGGCTTCGGCTGACCCCTGTCGTCGAAGAGGGCCAGGTCCACGAGTACCCCGGCTTCTGGTTCGCCGAGCCCGACGCGGTGGTGGGCTTCGAGGTCGAGATGACCGGCTTCGCCGATCGGCTGACGATCCGGGAACTCGACTAGCCGAAGTCGCGCTTGTTCAGCCGGTCGATCGCGCGGTGCGCCTCGCGGATGTTCAGGAACTCGATGGGGTGCTGGCGAACGACGGAGCCGTCATCGCTCACGAGCCCGACGTAGTAGTTCCCGTCCCTGTGCTCAGTGATCTGCCAGTCCATACGTGGGACATTACCAGGTAGGCTGTCCCTCTGAGCGGGTGGAGGCCCCTGACCAGCACTTGCAGAAAGTTGCATACCGAGTGGGAGAGTCGTATCTGTCGGGTTTGTGTTCGACAGTTGGCGAGGGGCTTAAGAACGAGGCGACTCTGCGCGCCTACTCCACCCGCTCTTCCACGCTCACCACGAGGGGCGAGTGAAGTCGTCGGGGTGGTTCGACGCCTTGCGGATTTCGTGGAGCGGGAACCACTCTTCAATCTCGCCCACCTTCTTGCCCTCGGCCTCCACGTCCAGGACTCCGCGGTACATCAGCACGAGGTCTTCCCTCAGGGCCATATTCACGTCACTCGGGTCGTAGATCACGGCATGTCCCTCCAGACCAGGATGAAGGTGATCGTCACGCCGACGATCAGGAAGAGGCCGTAGAGGGCGGTGACGATCTGGTCCCCAGTCATGTCACACGTCGATCAGTACGCGGCCGGTCATGATGCTGACGCGTCCGCGGTCCGTGAGCCAGACCTCGGTGCCGTCGTTGGTGTCGCGGAGGGTGACCAGCCGGAGGGCTTCGAGGTCAACGGCCGCGATGGTGGAGATGTCCTGCCGCGCCTTGACGCGCTTGAGGTTGCTGATCTGGTTCTTCGACAGTGAGTGCCACTTCTGCGCCATGACTACTTGACCTCTCCCGTGTTCTGGTCCACGTTACGAGCATAGACCGGCTCGTCCCAGTGCGAGAGGCTCTCGTTCCACTCCACGAACTCGCCGTTGTAGACCAGGTGCGGGTTCACCAGCCAGACGCCCTGACGGACGCGGCGGATGAGGTTGCGCTCCAGCAGGTCCTTGATCACGCGGCTGACGTTCGGCTGCTTGACGCCGAGCATCTGGGCAATCTCGCCGACGCCGATACGCGACTCGATGCCGCCCCGGTCGGGGATGTGCCGCACGATCGCGGCGTACACCTGGTGCTCTGCGTTCGTCATCTCGACCCGCATGAAGAGGTCGAAGTCCACCATGGCCACGCGATGTCCTTTCTTCGCCGCCTTGCGTCTCTGCCCCGTGTAGGGCTTCGGTCCCAGGACCGGTTCCCCGGTACCCATGACCTGCCCGATCTGGCGGAGGGGAGTGACGTTGCTCGGCTGTTCCATCCCTCAATCATATCGTAGGAGGTATCACTTAGCAGTGTACGCGCTATGGGGGTATTTCACGCGCGGTATCCCCCTAGATGCCCTTGTATCGGCTACTGATCAGGGCTTTCTTGGCCCTCTCGTGAATCTTCCTCTGTCTTGTCTAGTCCCCCTGCTCTACCCCCACCACTCTCGACCCTGCACCATCCGTGTTGGCGGCTCCCGCCGCCCATTCCGTGGGACATAACGTCTGTACCTCTCCTCGTATATTCCGTACCACATTATGTTCCCCATGAGGCATGTGCACAGCAAGACGGAGAGCGTAGTGCCGCTGTTGCATTCGGCGGGCTGTACCCCTAGACTGGGGGTACAACGAAACGAGGACTGGAGGTCCAAAAAGTCGGGACTTTTTCAAAAAATCCCCCGCGCGCGACGCGAGGGCGTGGCTACAGCATTGTCTGAGCCCCGATAAAACGCGGGCCGCATGGCCTGAGACAGCATGATCCAACGACCCCGCACACGCGGTCAGCGACCGGATACCTCTGCTGATAACGCACTCTGAGAGACACCCATCAATCGGTGCCTCCCCGCTGACGGCTTGGACTTCGGTCCACCCGGAAAATCCTGGCGGCTCGATACCGACACTCATCGGCGTCTCTCAGTGACTCGGATACGGGATGACTAGGTAGTCCGGTCCCTCTCAAAAAGTCCAGACTTTCTGGACAGAAAGAGAGAGCCATCATGGCTAAGACCGCAACTGCCCCCGTCCAGACCGCGACCAAGACGATCGACCAGATCGCCGAGGAGTTCGCGAACATCTCCGACAGCGGTTCGCTCCGCTTCCACCAGGCACGTCTGACGTACATGTACGTCGGCTCGACCGAAGGGAAAGAGGCGGCCGAACTCAAGGAGACGTTCGCGAAGCACGCCAACGAGGCGCTCCGTCGTCACCACGAGGCACCGCTCTCGGTTCCCGGCGTGACCAACCTGGTCAACGCGTGGAAGTACATGCTCCGCGCGAACGTCGACGTCAACGAGGCCACGAACGCCGATGTCTACGGCATCGCCAAGGCGTCCTTCAACCTCGCGTCGCAGTCCTTCCGCAAGAAGGAAGAGAACTACGTCATCCCCGCCATTGAGGCGATCCTGAACGGTGCCGACCCTGCTTCGACGTTCCAGAAGCAGACGGAGAAGTTGAAGGCCGACAAGAAGGCCGACGCCGATCAGAAGGGCGCTCGTGGATCGAACGACAAGGACGCCGACGAGGCGATCACGTTCGACTCGATCGTCGCCGTCCTCCAGGTGATCCCTACGCTCGACGGCCTGACGGCCGACCAGAAGGCCGCTCTGCGCGACCTGCTGGCCAACGCCGCCGTCTCCGTCGCCGAGTAGTCCCGCAACACCCTCGTAGTACCGACGTGTTGACCGGAAGCGACCGCTTCCACACGTCATGAGGGACCGGACTATCTAGCGATCCCGTATCCGAAAGTGAGTCAGTGGCTTAGCCACGGCATGCCTCAACCCAGAAAGTCCAGACTTTCTGAGAATCGAGGACAACATGATCACTCTCACTGTTCACGCCCCCTTCGAGGGTGGCACTGACCAGACTCGAACGATCAACCGTGCCGTGCTCGACGCGACCCTCTCTCACCTGCTGAACCTCGGGTTCACGGTGACCGTCACGCCCAGCGAGACGGATGAGGCACGTCTCGGACGCCTGAGCAATCTGTGCATCCTGCTGAGCAACCACACTGATAACGCCCTGGACCGTCGCGACTTCGATCGCGTCGACCTCCTGGAAGCGCGCATGCTCGCCGCCGACAATGAATACCAGCGACTCTCCCGCATCTAATCCATTGGCGTGCCGTGACTTGGCTACTGACTCACCGGACAAGCGTTAGTCGCTTAGCCACGGCATGCCCTCTCCCAGAAAGTCCAGACTTTCCAGAAACGAGGCACCATGACTGAGTACCGCTTCACCTTCGACGAACTCGGCGCACTCATCGCGTCGCCCGACTTCACTCGGGCGAACTCCGAGCGTGCCGCCCTCGAACGCGACGCCATGCTGACGCCCGCCGAATCCCTCGTCCGTGCTCGCGCGTCCTACGCGCACCGAATCCACGGCACGACGTGGGACGAACTCACCAATCGCTGACCAGGCGTGCCGTGACTTGGCGACTAACGCTCATCCCAGACAGGGCGCTTCAACGCGCCTGGGTCTCACTCGAAAAAGTCTGACTTTCTCGACGGCACGACAGGCACGCTCTCCGCGCGGCGGGATATCCGCTCAACGCTCGGACCTAGGACTTCCGCGTCCGGCCTCTGTCTGTCGCGCCCTCCGGGAAGCCAGCCAAAAAGTCCGACTTTCCGGACCGACACAAGAGAGAGAGATTCATGGAAACCGAAGTCGACAGCACCGGATACCGCGTGCGTCACCGCTCAGGATTCTTCGTCCGCTGGGATGCCGTGATCACGGTCATCGTCGCGTCACTCGTCGCCTTCTGCCTCGGCATGGCGGCACAGTTCGCGATCGACCACGCGGACCCCTTCAACGGCGTCCCTGCGTGCACCGACCAGATCGCGGATGCCGGAGGCATCTGCCACGGCGAACCTCGCTGACAGAGTGGGCACCCCGAAGAAACTCGGGGTGCTTGCTGTGCCCGCGAATCGGCACCCAAAAAGTCGGACTTTCTCCAAGTCCGAACCACAGAGAAGAGAGAGAGAGAAGGAAATCATGCACTGGCAAATCGCCTCGGCGGTGAGGGACGTGAACGCGGTCGACAACTCGGCGTTCACCTTCAACGCCTGCCAACAGAGCGGCAACTCCACGCAGGTGCTCAAGAAGGTCACCTGCAAGGTCTGCAAGCCGCTCATCACACAGCCGCGTACGCCCGAACAGGTGGCCGCTCTGCTGTACTACCGAGCCGTCTCGGAGACGGACAACGAGCACTGGGTCACGTTCGAGTGCAACGGGTGCGACTGCCAAGGGGTGGACTCTCAGGAGTTCACGTATGAGCCGCAGTGGGTCTCCATCGGCCGACTCATCGTGCTCCTCGGCCACGCCGCGCACGACCACTCGATGGGCACCGAAGTCGTGCTGTCCCGTCACGAGACGCCGCTCTCGGTGTACGAACTCAACCTCGCCCTCGGCGTGCCTGCACGCACGGGGCACGAGGAGAAGTGGCGTCAGCGTCCCGCTGTCCGGGATGCCGAGCCCCAGAAAGTCTGACTTTCTCATGGAAGCGATCGAAGTGAAGTGCATGGTGTGCCAGGTTCCCCCTGGTGCACCATGCACTGCGCCCACCAGCACCGGCCGTCGTCCGGTCGTCTGGTTCCATGCTGAGCGGACTCGTGACGCTCTCCAGAAAGTTCGACTTTCTCCCAGTCCTCGCTATCTTGCGAAGCAGAGGATCATGAAACTGGCGTGGCTACTCGACACCATCGCGTACCACACCGTGAAGCATCTCGATGCGGCCAACATCCAGCGCGTCGAGGTTCTCGATGCCCGCTTCGAGGCGGTCGAGGACGAGATGCGACGAGTGCAGAAGGAGGCCGGGTGATGGGCGAACTCGTCGACCTGGCCGACCGCAGGATGTGGAAGCGCGTCAAGACTGCGTGGTCCATGTCCTCTCACCGTGTGACGTGGGAACAACTCTCCGAGGCCGAGCGCCTGCAATACCGGCGCGACTTCGAGGAGGCCGAGCGTCGACTCCGATCAAGGTTCGAGTCTCGGTAGGGGGTGAACTCCCATGTGCCAGTTGTGTGACGCCAACGAAGAGCACACGATCAAGGACTGCGAAGATGCCGCCGTCCTGCTCCATGGCGACCCCTTCGCGGGTGCCGCCGTCGTCAGCATCATGTCCGCACGCCAGATTGTCGAGGCCGGTCTCGATTTGACTTGACCCCACCAGTCTGGTATACTAGAAGTATGAAGGTTGAAGTAGGACCTTCACCGGACGAGACTCACAGAAAGTCAGACTTTCTGGACTCCGCGGATCGTGCCCCATCCTCCGGGATGGGTCGCGGTTCGGGCTGTCCAGCCCAGTCATCGAAGAGAGAGAGAGAAGAACATGGGCAAGAGCAAGGGCAAGGGTGTCAGCCAGGCACGCCTCCACCAGAAGTCGGGAACGACCGTCAAGGGTGTCACGAAGGTGAACCACGGCAACGGCACGTTCTCCATGAAGAAGGGGAAGAAGTCGTGACCACGACAGCCCCCACACCGGCCGGATGGTATCCGGATGCCGAAGGCAACCAGAGATGGTGGGACGGCAAGCAGTGGACTGAGCACGTCGTCGCCACGCCTCAGCCCGTCGCCGCCGCCCAGCACACGCGCGGACCGATGACCGCAGGCGCGCTGAACGTCAAGCGCGAGGTCATCTACAACCGACAGCAGAAGGGGCACAGCATCGTGCTCCACATCCTGCTCGGCATGTTCGTGCTCTGGATCAACGTCATCTACATCTCGGTGTCGCCGAACCACTACTGGCACACCTGATCCCACCTGCGTCCAGCCACTGCACGCGGCCCCCCTTTATCCGTCTCTGGAGGGGGGCCGCGTGGGCTGTCTGGCCCAAGTCAGAAAGTCTGACTTTCCACAGGAGAGAGAGAAAGAACATGAAGAAGATCACCACCATCACGACCATCGCGGCGCTCGCCGTCATCGGCATCCTCACGCCGGGCATCGCCAGCGCCGAGCCGATCAACAGCGTGACCGGCAACAACGGCTGGTACACGGAGGGCGACGACGCCGCTCCCACCGTGACCGACGAGGGCACGCTGTTCGAGGACGCCGGGTCCATCGCGACCGGCATCCGAGTCGCGTCGGACTTCCCGCTCAGCGCACTGCCGACCATCACGTACACGGCGACCGGCGAAGGCACCGAGTTCTTCCACGTCCGACTCGTCGTCGACAACGTGGAGGACGCCGAGGTCACGGGCAACCGGCGCGACGACTACCAGTCGCTCAGCGTGCTGTCGGGATCGCCGGTCACCCTCGACTCCACGGTCTGGGTGCCGGGTGCCAACGTCAGCATCACGATCGCTGAGTACCTCGAAGCCAACGCGGGCACCGTCGTCACGTCGGTCGGCTTCCACCTGGACACGAACGCACCCGAGGGCACGGCTGTCCTCGTCACGTCGTCCAACCTCCACGGCAAGGCGATCAGCGCCACGCGCCACGCCGCCAAGTAGCACGGCCTGACCTGTGCGACTCCCCCTCCTGCACCCGAGGCAGGAGGGTGGGTCGGGTTGTTCAGCCCAGAAAGTCCGACTATCTCCGGTCGGTACACAGAGAGAAGAGAGAGACATCATGGCAAAGGGAGGAACTGTCGCCGAAGTGGCGACCCTGCCGCTCTGCGACTTCTGCAAGCAGGTCGACGAGTACTCGCACGTCGAGGCATCGTTCGATGCGCGGACGAAGGAGGGACCGTGGGCCAACATGTGCTCGGTCCACTTCGGACTGCATGGCATCGGCCGCCTCGGCACGGGCTTCGGTCAGCGCCTCGTGCTGGCTGTCGCACCGTCCGCACCGCCGAAGCCGCAGGTCAACTGCCCCATCCATGGCGAGGCTCACGAACTCGACGCCACGAAGGAGTGCTTCGAGGCACTCATCGCGATCATCGCGGCCGACTCCGATCCGTACGCCCATCTGTGAGCAAGCGCGTGACGTACGTCCCGAAGGGTCGCTTCGGTAGGTTGCGCCAGTTCATCTGTGCGCTGGTCGGGCACAAGTGGGTGCGGTTCGACTCGATGTGCGAGGTCTGCTCGCGCTGTGCCGATGGGCGATGGAGCATCCATGTCTAGGCGTGGTCACGCCGCGAAACGAAAGGTCCGGTTCATGCCAAGTGAGCCGTTGAAGCCGGAGGAAGTGACGATCAACCTCCGTACGCCAACGTGCACGTTCTGCGGCAAGCATGATGTGCTCGTTCTCACCCGCGAAGAGTTCCGCGCGGTGAACAACGGCATCCTGTCCATTCAGGATGCCTTGCCCAATCGCTCCCCCGAGTTCCGAGAGCAGATCATCTCAGGCACACACCCGAAGTGCTGGGAGGACAACATGCGCCCGGAAGACGACGAGAAAGTCTGACTTTCCATGAGAGCAGTACCGGAAGCAGAGGCGAAGGTGCGCACGCTCATCGAGCAGTTGCATGCCAACACCAACCAGCAAGAGGCAGAGCGGTGGGTCACCCTGATCCGCACCGCCTTCACGCATCCGCAGAAGATGGGCGGCATGCGCTTGTGGTGCAGAGAGCACCACGGGCACCAGGTCGAAACGCTCCAGGCCACCTACGATGACGAGGGCACAGTCCTCAAGTTGTGGGTGCCTGGCGCGCGCAAGATGACATCCGATCCGTACGGCGTGAGGTTCCTGCCGCCCGGATCAGATCAGCCAGGCAGTATGCGGCGCTTCCCCGGAAACGTGACCCTGGCAGTAACGGAGGATGTCTTCGTGGGCTACAACCACGACTTCCTCCAGGTCTTCGTCTACCACACGGTCGACGGAGAGTAGAAAGTCTGACTTTCTACAGGGCCGGTGCCACCGTGGCATCGGCCCACTCAACTCAGTAGCGAAGAGAGAGCGCTACGCAATAAGACCTCATGTCAAAGGAGACATGGGACACCAGCCCCCTTCGGACGCCACTCTCTCTCTCGGTGTTCGGAGGGGGTTTTCTCATCCCATCGGAAGGACCAGCATGACCGACGACCTCCCCCATGACGACTTCGACATCCCCTCGGAGGACACCCCCTTCCGCGAACTCTGGGCGTACTCTCCCGACCAGTTGGCAACCATCCTGGCCACGCCCTACGACGAGGACATCAAGTCTCTGCTCAACGCACTGAACACCCTGACGGAGTTCACGACGCAAGACTTCCATGACCTGCTGCACCGAGCCAAGGTGCTGTGCGAGGAGACCTTCGGCCTGCCCGAGAACGCAACCCTCGGAGCCATGCGCAAGCACCAGGAGTGTTCCGATCTGGTGGTGCTCGGAATGCTGACACATGAATGGGCCACCCGCGGTGGCGAAGTAGCGGACAACCTTGGAGGACAGGGATGAGCATGTTCGATCTGGCAATCGGCAACAGTGGTTGGCCGAAGGCTCTCATGGACATCATGTGGGACATCACTCCGGAGATGGTCGGCCGGTACCGCGACCACTGGCTGGAGCGTGACGAGAGTGGGGACGAGCCCGCCCTCGTCCTTGCTGTGTACGCCCGCATCGGTGGCGGAAACCGGGAAGAGTATGCCGACAACATCCGTCAGATGCAGGCGCTCACCACCTACGTCTCGGATGCCGATGACACGTACGACAGCACGTACGCCACGCTCCGGTTTCGCATGAGCAAGACCGACTTCATCGCCCGCATGGTGGCGAAGGAGGTAGAGGGAGGCATCGTCGTTTCGGACGGCGCAGGGTACGAGGACGTATGGGCTGAACTCTGGGACCAGGCCGAGCCCCTTCCTCGGGACATGGCTGTCATCTGGGAGGCCATGATCAGTAGCCTGCCCGGCAACTTCGGCGAGAAAGTCTGACTTTCCATGGCCGACTACAAGTTGGACTACATCCACGACCCGGACAAGCAGTACCGAATCCGCGGATGCGTGCGCGTGGACCAGTTGAAGAACCCTGTCGAGGGCTCGATCCAGGTGCCATGCGATGAGTGCGGCGACATGGTGTGGATCAACCCGAACCAGAAGGTGCCCGAGCACCCGCACAGCAGGCCCGTGGACGGGGATATCACGCTGTGCATGGACTGCCTGCGCTTCCACATTTCTATCGACGCAGACGAGCCCCTGTGGGCTGGGCCGAAGCCCCCTGGATTTGACTAGTCCACCCCTAGTCTGGTATACTAAAGGTACTGAGGGCAACTCCACCCTCGACACCGGAAAGTCTGACTTTCAGAGAGGACGTTTGGCATGACCACGGGGCCGATTGCCACAGAGTTCGACACCACCACCGGGGCGCTGGTGCGAGGGCTACAGACATTGGGGGTGACGGAAGAGACAGTGCACGGCGACATGGAGTTCGTCGCCAACGTCTTCCAGGAGGTAGTCAAGGCGGGCGACCGCCCGTTGCGCTCACCGAAGGAGACGACCGAGGTCCTCGACTGCGCCTTCATCGGCCTGCTCTACCATCGCCGGATGCCGTTCCAGATGCAGGAACCGGACGGCTCGATGGGCGGGCTGGAGATTCCGAAGCGCGCGGACAACGACTACATCTTCACGCTCACGGCAGTGACCAATGCGCTCGTCCGACAGGGCGTCGCGAACAACATGCAGATCATGACGGCCGCGACGGAGGGTGCGCTCCTCGCTCGCGCGCACATGCCCGACATCGACAAGAAGACCATCGACCCGGTGATCTACGAACTGCGCTCGCACTTCCTCACCATGTGCACCATCGGCATGATCGTCCATCGCCTGATGCCGCACTCCAGCACGCCCCCCTCCGAGCAGGGGGTCTACGGGTCCGACTAGAAAGTCGGACTTTCCAGAAGAGAGGGAACAACCATGGCCGATGCCGAGAAGAAGCAGAAGAAGAGCAAGATCGCCGAGGCGCTGGGTGCCAGCCTCGACATCATCGCCCCCGAGGTCGAGGACGGAACCATCCTCCGCTTCGACGTGGTGATCGACAACGAGGACACGAAGGGTCCGCACGCCTACACCTACGCCGCCCTCTACGCGGCGAGCAAGTGGTGGGTGACCGGCGAGGGTCGCCTTCTCAACCAGGCGTACGACTCGACGCTCGCGTTCCTCACCGCCGTCGCCAAGTGGAAGGTGACCGGCATCGAGGTCGCGACCACCTTCGACCCCATCCGATGACGGAGTACCGGGTTGGGCAAGAGGTCGAAGTCACCTACCGTGCGCGTGTGGCGGAGGTCGACGCCGGGATTGGTCGTCCCCGTTCCGGAGTTCGCGTTCGACTGGAGCCCGTCGCTTCCGTCGTCACGGGGTGGGTCGACCCGGAAGCGAAAGCGCTGACGATCAAGGTCCTGCGCGAGCCCCTGCCCGACGAGCCCGGCATGTACCGCATGCTCATGGCACGCGGCAACCAGGAGAACATGGGCACTCATCACATCGACGGCTACGAGTTCTACTACCTGAACTCGGACGGCAACTGGTGTGACGTGGGCTGGGGTCAGCCAGCCGAGAGCATGTCCGCTCGGCTCCACCTGATGGAGCCACGCCAGTCCTGATTTGACTTCGGTCCAACCAGTCTGGTATACTAGAGGTACTGAGTGAGTAGCGAGACCGGGGGGTTGCCGCTACTGGAGAACACTCAGGGCCAGCCGGGCATCTGATACGCCCGGCAGAAAGTCCGACTTTTCGGTGGTCGGACTGCGGGACAGGGGCGAGCGCACTCCCCCAGGGTGCGCCCCCTGTCCCGCCACAAAGACTCCCGTCCAGGGTGGGCGGGTGAACGGAAGGAACAGCCACAATGGCAGAAAAGAAGGGCCAGGTCATCACTGGCGAAGAGGTCGAGTTCCACGAGGGCAAGAAGATCAGCCTCCCCATGGGCATGACCTACGAGCGCGCGTTCTCGATCCTGACTCGTCTCAAGGACGAGGCGAACACCCCCACGCAGTTCGACCGGACGTTCCTCTACCGGCCGGACGACGGCGCGCACGCCACGTATCACTGCATGCGTGCGCGCTGGGGCATGGCGCTCGGCAAGATCACGGAGACGTTCTTCGGAACGCGCCCCGCAGAAAGTCGGACTATCGCGACCGGCTTCGGCACCACGATGCAGGTCCCGTGGGGTCGCGTCGAGGTCCCCCACCTGGAGGGCCTGGAGTTCTTCATCCTGGAGGACGAGCACAAGGACTACGGCAAGGTGTTCAAGTTGTACGCCCGTGGTCCGAAGAAGCACAAGGCCGAGGTCGAGGCCCTGTTCGACGACGTGCAGGAGTTCCTCCAGACGAAGAGCATCTACCGGGGGAAGGCGCTCATCGGCGCTGACTCGCTGGAGTTCCTGAACCTCGACATCGACATGTCGACGATCGTGTTCTCCGACAAGGTGATGGAGGAACTCGGAGGCATGGTCTGGTCCAGCCTCCGCTACTCGCAGGCCATGCGTGACAACGGCCTGTCGCTCAAGCGGGCGGTCCTGCTCCACGGCCCGTACGGCACGGGCAAGACGAGCACCGGCATCATCACGGCGAAGGAGGCCGTCGCCGCAGGGTGGACGTTCCTCTCCGCGAAGCCGGGCCGCGACAAGGTGGAGCGCGTGCTCCAGACGGCTCGTCTGTACGAGCCCGCGGTCGTGTTCGTCGAGGACATCGACACGCAGTCGGCATCGGGTGAGGCCGACAACGTGACGCGTCTGCTCGACGCGTTCGACGGCATCACGTCGAAGGGTGGGGAACTCATGATCGTCCTCACCACCAACCACCTGGACCGCATCCACCAGGGGATGCTCCGTCCGGGACGCCTCGACGCAATCGTGGAAATCGCCGGTCTCGACCGCGGTGGATGCGAGCGTCTGATCAAGGCCGTGGTCCCCGAGGGCAAGTTGTCCCCGGACGTGGACTACGACGCCGTGTACACCTCGATGGATGGGTTCCTTCCGGCTTTCATCCGCGAGACGATCAACCGCTCGATCACGTTCGCAATCGCCCGCATGCAGGGCGAGGGCGCGTACGTCATCGACACCCCGGACCTCATCCACGCGGCGCAGTCCCTGCACCCGCAGTTGGCAGCGCTGAACGCTGCGACTGAGGGCGTCAAGGCTCCGACGCTGGACAAGGCACTCCAGGGTGCGGTGCTCTCGGCGATGGAGAAGGTCGAAACCTACGACCCCTCCTACGAGCAGCACTACGCGGTCCAGGTCGCCGAGTAACACGGCGTAGCCAACAGGGGGTCACCTTCGGGTGGCCCCCTGCTGGTGGCTCAGGGGTCACCAGCCCCAAAAAGTAAGACTTTCTGAGAGAGAGAAAGAGAGAGACGGATGGGCACAGACGCCCACGCGATGGTCGAAGTCAAGACGGATGAGGGCTGGGAGATGTGCACCCTCCCCCTCTTCCCCCAGCCTGAGACCTGGCGCAAGACAGGCAGGTCCCCGCTCGGACCGAACCCCGAGATAGAGCGGAAGTACGGTCTGTTCAGCCTGCTCGCCGATGTGGTGAATCGCACCGGCCGGATGGGTGTGACCATCATCCATCACGACATCCCGGACCACGGCCCCATCGACATCGAGTACGACATGGATGACGGCGGGCACGAGCCGATCGTTCCGATCAGTGAGCCGCGCGGCATCCCGCTGGACGCCGACCCCGCATGGCAGATGTTCGCCAGACAGGACGGCATCCACTCGGCAACGTGGTTCACGCTCGACGAACTCGACGATCAGCACCCGATGTGGGACCAGGTGCTTCATGAAGATGGTGTCGTCGTCGAGGCGGAGTACCTCAAGTACAAGGAGACGGGCGAACTGCCTGGCCAGATCGCACGACAGGTCGGTGGCCCCGGCCTCCGCATCGTGACCGAGGAGGAGTACGACGCGGGCGAGCGTGGCGAGGGGCAGACCGCAGTCCACATCAGGTGGACCGGACAGACCATCCGCGAAGAGGCGGGTCGTGCATGGTGGGCAACGCTGGCCGCGATGCGGCTCGTCGCTCCCGACGACGACAAGACCAGGGTGAGGTTGCTCATTGCTTTCGACAGTTGAACTACCACCCTAGGGGACTACACTGGTAGTCATGTTCCGACGACAGATCACGTTCGACGAGAAGGTGGACGCCCGCTTCACTCGTCGTGGACGCGGTGACTGCTGGTGGTGGGAGGGCTCGCTTCACGAGGGCCGTCCTGCGATCAACCTTCGGGGTGTCATGCGGTATCTCTACGAGCGCGAGGTCGCTCCGATACCGCCTGGCATGGTCCTCGTCCGCACGGATCACCGGCTTGAGTGCCGCCGCATGACGGAGGCGTGCCCGCATATGCGGTGCGTCAACCCGTTCCATGTGGTCCCTCGCCCCGGCCGGTCAGGTCTGTACGAGCGTGAAGTCAGTCACGACATCACGTCGTCGGAACGTTCCGCAGAAAGAAAGCGCCGGGTCCGTGCGAACCGGCGAGACAAGGAGCGTCGTGATGACGACTGACGAGAAGCCTCAGATCAGAAAGGTCTGGCTTCCCACCGAGATGAAAGAGGCAGTGGCCGAGTTCTGCTGGAAGAACCGGACGAAGCCCTCCCCCTTCATCGTCGAGTTGATCCAGGGATACCTGGACGACCCGGCAAAGTACGCGGGCCAGCCCATCCCCCCGGCAGGGAAGGACTACTCGTCCGTGTATATCCGTGACTCCATCTGGAGCGCGGCGGTTGAGCAGGCGGCGCAGTCGGGAGTGCGCCTGAGTGCTGTGGTCAGGGTGGCAATCGCCGCCCGTCTGGCCGAAGAAGGTATTCCGTGGGACGTAACTACGGCCCGCCCGAAGAATGAACACATTCCCATTCGGGAATAAAAAGTCCTACTTTCTGGAGGTACACATGATGGACGAAGAGGATCGCTGTGGTTCCGGCGATGACGACCACGAAGTGCTGGTCAAGGTCGAGTTCGATGTCACGGTCGACGCCGATGGTGAACTTCACCCCGGCCAGGCAGTGATCCACTCGCACGTCCACAACGTCCCGCCCACGGTGGCGGCGCAGACCCTCGTGGTCGTGGCGCACAAGATTCTCAGTGACCACATGGCGCACGACACGTTCGCCCACATCGAGGATCACGCGCTGGCGCACACCATGGCCGAGGGCGCGGCATCCGCGGTACTGCTGGAGACCGCACGCAACATCCCTGGCAAGGCAGAGATGGTCCCCGTCGTCGTCCCCGACGACATCAGTTCCCTCATTGAAGGAGATTGAAGTGGCAGGAACAACCACGAAGGAAGAGACAGCGGTCGAGGCAGAAGCCCCGGCCGCTGTCCAGATCACGACGGCGATCGTCGAGGTCACGCCCGACATCGCACGCGAGTGGCTCGACACGATGGTGGCGAACCGGAACGTCAGCGCGACCAACCTCACGACGCTCATGCGGGCGATGGAGGAGGGGCGCTGGCATACGGACGGATCGCCGATCAAGTTCAACACGCACGGCCACCTGATCGACGGCCAGCATCGCCTCCGGGCGGTGATCAATACCGGTCTGGCCCAGACGTTCCTCGTCGTGTGGGGCGTGCCGGATGAGGCGATGACCACGCTCGACACCGGCAAGATGCGCAACCGTGGCGACGTGCTCAAGATTCACGACCCGGCGCTGACCGACGTGAACAACGTGGCCAGCGTGGCGACGATCATGGTCCGGTGGGTCCGAGGGTTCCGCGGCAACAACCTGCGGAACGAGTACATCTCGAACGACGCGCTCGTCCACTTCTACGACAAGAACAAGGACGACATCGTTGCGTCCAACCGCTACTCGTACCGCGTGACGAACGCGCTCGGAGCGGGCAGTCGTCAGTCGTTCGGCCTGTGCTACTGGCTGTTCAGCATGATCGACACCGATGACGCCGAGTTCTTCTGGGACCGGCTCGTCGACGGGCAGGGGTTGGAGTCGGGCAATCCGATCTACGCCCTTCGCGAGTTGCTTCGGCGCGAGGCGTTGCTCCCCGGCACGCGCGACAAGATGCGTGCCGACGTGATCATCGCTATCACGATCAAGGCGTGGAACGCCTACCGTGACGGCGAGACGATCAACCTGCTCCGCTTCAAGGTGGGCGGTGCGCACCCCGAGAAGTACCCGGAACCGCACTGAACTGGAGTGGCCCCCAGGGGAGTTGCTCACCCTGGGGGCCACATCTAAGATCAGGAGCCAGGCCGTCAAACCTAGGCGTTCCGTCGTACCCCAGTGTACACAGAACGCCTTACTACATATGGGAGGAATTAGTTCTGTGCACACCAACATCTGGTTTCCCCGCCAGTGACCGCCGAGTATGACTCGGGCTACGCGGCAGGCCGTGCATCGCGTGACGATGAAGTCGATGCCCTCCAGCGGCTCGCCGACTTCTGGTACTTCCGCGCCAACAACCCGCGCTCGGAGTGGCCCGAGGTCAAGATGGTCAACTCGATCATCGACGGGCAGGAGGCGAACGAGGAACGCCGCAAGCGCTGGGCTGAACTGGATGCCGAGGAGCAACGGCGATTCGATGAAGCCCGAGCCCTCATAGCCGAGGGCATGGATGACGTGGACGTGGCTGTGAAAGTGGGACTTTTCGTCCCAACCGTAGCGAATATCAGAGCGGGGAAACTGTGACCGAGAGCAGTGAGTGGCCGAACATCTACGAGACGGTCAGCCACAAGACGCACGACGACAACGTTGGCATCTACGAGTCGGCGCTGGAGGATGCCGTACCCGCGAAGCAGGGCGTGGTCCAGACGCTCGCCAACTTCCGGTCCAGGAAAATGGCGTGGCTCTGGGATGGGCTGATCCCGATGGGCGCGGCCGTCATCTTCGCCGGGATGGGCGGCGTCAGCAAGTCGACGTTCTCGATCTGGTTCGCGGGCAAGGTCACGCGCGGCGAGATGCAGACGCTCGGCAACGAGCCGGGCGACGTGCTCTATGTCAGCCACGAGGACGGCATCGAGGACGTGGTGCTTCCGAGGGCGCAGGCGAATGGCGTAGACACCACGCGGTTCCACATCTTCGGCATCGCCATGAAGTCGATGAACGGGATCACGATGCCGAAGTTCCCCGAGGACCTGGCCCTGCTGGAAGAGAAGATCGAGGAGGTCAACGCGAAGTTGGTCATCATCGACCCGCTCCTGTCAGCCATGGCGGCGGGCCGGGACCCGAACTCCAACGTCGATGTCCGCGAACTCATCGACCCGCTGAACCAGTTGGCCCAGCGGAAGAACATCACGATCATCGGCATCGCTCATATCAACAAGTCGGTGAGCAACGCGAGGACGGCGGTCACGGGATCAGCGGCGTGGGTGGATGCCACGCGCGGCACCCTGCTGTTCGCCATGGACGAGCCCGATCCGAACGTCGAGTACACCGACGTGACGTTCGGCAACACGAAGGGGAACTACGCCAGGAACGGGAAGAACTACACGTACCGCGTCCACTCGTACGACCACGAGCACGACAGCGGAGAGGTCGGTAGCGTCCCGAGAATCGAGTGGCTGGGGGCAAGTACCAGGACGGTCGGCGACGTGCTCGCATCGGGCACTGAGGACCGCAGAGAGGGCTGGTTGAAGGGCGCTATCAAGGAGTGGGTAGACGCCCAGCAGGGGGCGGTGTCGCTGAACCACATCTACCAGGAGTTCCCCGAGCAGAGGAAGGATGTCGTCCGTCAGACCGTCTCTCGCATGGCCAAGTCCGGGCTCCTCGATGCGCCCGAGCGGGGCTGGTATCAGTCCATGAAGTTGAAGCCGACGCCGTAGTTGTGACACGTCACCCCTTTACATGAAACAACGTCACAACGTCACAACCTAGGGCCTTCTCTGAGTACGCAACTTGTGTCACAACGTCACAACCTGTGACACAGTGACGTTGTTTCATGTATAGAGCAGACCTGTCACAAACCGAGGAGGAGCCATGGCACGAAGCAAGAAGATGACGCTCGACGAGTACATCAAGAACCGCGAGGACATGACCATGCTCGGACTCGGGCAGAGCGAGGGCGGATACGAAATCATCCTTCGCCTCGACGGCACGTACTCGGACCGGGAGGTCGCGGAGGAGCAGTTGAAGTACGTCAGCAAGACGCTCGGCATCCCGATCGCCCCCTTCAATGACTGAGGGATACCGCGAGTTCCTGGACCGGGTGCACCGGCAGGACATCGCGAAGGGGCAGGGCGTCCACAAGCAGGGCGACTGTGCGCTCTGCGACGAGCACGCGAAAGTCCCACTTTCTGGAGGCAGTGATGATGACAGTGCGGGAACTGATCGCCGCTCTGAGTGAGTACGACGGGTTCGTCCTCGTGGCCCTGAACCCTGGGCTCACCGGCGACGACGAGTACGACTTCGAGGTCATGGGTGCCGACCTCGGAGTCGAGGACCAAGAGAGGGTGGTGCTCTGGTGAAGCAGGTGATCGAGTACGCGGTGCGGTATCCGGTGAGCATGAATCCGGCCGAGCCGGAGGGTCGCATATGGGAGACCCGCAAGCGCGACACGAGAGAGGAGGCAGAGAGCGTCGCCCGATTCGTGAACAAGAGGGCGAAGCAACACGGGTTCCCCGAGCCCGCCTATGTCGTGGAGAGAGTGGTGATGATCGGCGAATGGGAGCCGGTCGGAGCCAGCGAGCCGTGCGTCACGCGCGGAGGAATCGAGGAGTGATGGAAGAGAACGACAAGACCGTAGCATTCACGTTCGTGCCGAACGACGAACTCATGAACTCCATGGTGGAGGCGATGGAGAACCTCGACGAAGAGCGTCTCAACCGCTACGAGTGCGAGGTCTGCGACGTGGTTGAAGAACTCACCGAGGAGCAGGCGTACACCGCAGGCTGGGACTACCCGCCCTTCATCGGCCTATGGGGCGTGCTGTCTCCGCGCACCTGCCCGAACTGCCTCATCGACAAGACCGCCTACTGGGCGGTCCTCACCCGAAGCGAACTGACCGAGAAACACCAGGCGACCATCGCCCGCATCCTCGGCGAGAAGATCGTGGTCTCCGAATGATCGCCATGGAGGCATGGATTCTCGGCCTCATGTCGGCGCTCGTTGGATTCATCGGCATCGGCCTCGGCTTCATCTGGGGCTACAACAAGAGAGATAGGCAGTGGAAATGAGTCTCCGATTCTGGTCCCGCAAGGGCGAACCCATCGACGACACGATCGAGTGGGCGAAGTTGTACGAGGACATCGCTCAGCGGTGCGTCGCGTTCGACGGCTCCAAGGAGGGCGAGCCGTCCGTGTCGACGATCTGGATGGGCATGTCGGCCGACAGTTTCATGGAGCCTGACCGGCCGTACCACGTCTTCGAGACTGCCGAGTTGGACGGCGAGGGCAACCTCGTCCGCTTCGTCCGCACTGACACCGAGGATGATGCGCTGGCCATGCACGCGCACTACTGTCAGGAAGTCCTCGGCCGTGGTCCTCAGCCCGAGGACGGATGGGTCGAGCAGATCATCGAGAGGAACAAGCGTGGCTGATGCATTCGACGAGATGGTGACGCGGGCCGTGGATGCCTACAGAGCACCGCGCCTGCACGTCAACGACACCACGATCGACCGGCGCACCGACATGGAGGCCGCGCTCCGGGCGGCGCTCACCGGCATCCAGGAGTCCAGCCTCTACAAGACGGTGTGGGCGGTCATCGAGGAGTTCATCGTCGAGGCGAAGCCCATCGACCTGAACGAGCCGGAGGGCATGGCCCGCATGCAGACGGTGTGCTCCCTGCTCACCGTCGCAATCAGCCCCGGCGTACATGACCTGAACCTGGAGGCGGAGTGAGCGAGAGCGACATCATCCGGTGCGAGCACCCCGGACCTGCCGGTTCGACGTGCACCAGGCCGTATGGTCACAGCGACGAGGATGGGCACCACTACGTGATGAGCATGGACCTACCGCCAGACCTGAACCGCATGTTCGATTCGCTGGCCGCAGACCTGGAGCGTCACATCGCGTCGGCGAAGAAGGCGCGGAGGTGGTACTTCGTCGGCATGGGGTTCTTCTGGAGCGCATGGGTCTACTACCTCTTCATCAGCATCGTGAAGACGTTCGGCCCCTGATCCAATTTGATTTCGTCCCACAGAACTAGTAGAATGGAGGTATAACGCAACACCACCAAGGCCAGAAAGTTGGACTTTCCAATGGCACAGTTCACCACTCAGTTGACCATCGTCGGCAACCTGACTCGTGATCCTGAGGTTCGGTACACGCAGAGCGGACAGGCAGTCGCCTCGTTCTCCGTGGCTTCGACCCCTCGGTCCTTCAACAAGGACACGAAGGAGTACGAAGACGGCGAGCCCATCTTCACGAACTGCACCCTGTGGGGCAAGCCCGCAGAGAACTTCGCGGCATCCGCCACGAAGGGCAGTCGGGTCATCCTGACCGGTTCCTTCAAGTCCCGCACGTACCAGGACGCCGAGGGCAACGCGAAGAAGGCGACCGATCTGATCGTCGATGAGGTCGGCATGTCGACCACGTTCGCCTCGTACACGAAGGGCGGCGCGGCTCCGGCTCCTGCTCAGGACGGGTTCTTCCCGGCCGCAGGCGACGACACTCCGTTCTGACAGTGGCAAGAACTCACGCTTCGGCGAAGAAGGCAGGCTCGACGTTCGAGCGCCAGATCGCTGACTACTTCGCCCTCACGGTGGACGACCGGATCGACCGGGCCGTCAAGCGTGGGACGAAGGACGTTGGAGACATCGCAGGGCTCCGCTTCCATGGGCATAAGATCGCCGTCGAAGTGAAGAACACCGCGAAAGTCGAACTTTCTAAGTGGGCATCTGAGGCAGAGGTCGAGCGACTGAACCTCGGTGCCCTGGCTGGCATCATCATCCACAAGCGTCACGGCAAGGGAGCGCCGGGCGAGCAGTGGGTCACGATGACGGTGGACAACTTTGTTGCACTCATGAACGCGAGGGAGCAGTAGCCATGCCTCTGACCAGGACACAGATCGAACGACTGGTGAGGGGCATCGACCCCAGCCATGTCGACAAGAAGCAGAGGCTCTCGTACATGAGCCAGCACGAGGTTCGCGCAGAACTTACGCGCATCTTCGGCTACGGCAACTGGGATAGCCAGGTCGAGGAGATGCAGTTCCTCTGGGAGTACGAGGTTCCGAAGGGTCATCCTGAGTACCCCGAGAAGGGGACGAAGCCGACGTACTACCGGGCCTGCTACAAGGCGACGGTGCGGCTGACGATCCGCGACTACTGGGGCGAGAAGGTCTGCTCCTTCGTCGAGTGTCACGCCGAGGCGAACTCCGTCCTGCCGGATCGCGGTGAGGCGCACGCCATGGCGATCACTTCGGTGGAGTCGTACGCGTTACGTCGGGCGGCGATCGGACTCGGTGACCGGCTGGGTCTGGGACTCTACGACAACGGTGAGACGAAGCCGCTGGTCAAGGGCACCCTCCAGTTGACCGACCCGGAGTCTCCGTGGTTCAAGGAGACGACTCCTCCCCCGGCTCAGGCTGGCGCACAGGCGGCATCCGTCGATCGTCTCCAGCAGGCGACCAATGACCGGTCGGCCGGTGCTCGGTGACGAACTGCTCGCGGCTCTGGTGGAGCATGAGAACCGTAGGCCCCGCAGTCAGCAGATGCGGCTCGGACCCTCGGAACTCGGCGGGTGCCGCGAGTACATCAGGAACGTCATGGTCGGGGCTCCGGTCCAGGGCAACAGCGAGTGGCCCACGGCCGCAGTCGTCGGCACCCTGCTCGGCGACCACCTGGAGGCTGTCGCCCAGGAGTCTCTGGGTGCAGTGACCCAGGTGCCGGTGACGGCGACCCTGCCCAACGGGCTCAGGTCGTCGGGCACAGCGGACATGGTGTTCCCGGAGCGGAACGCGCTGGCCGACTTGAAGTCGAAAGTCGGACTTTCTGACGTGCGCAAGAATGGCCCGTCGCTGGAGAACTGCATCCAGGTCAGCATCTACGTGCTGGGTCTGGTGCAGGCGGGCGTGCTGAGCGAGGGTGCCACGGCATCCCTGCTCTACGTCGATCGGTCTGGCCAGGAGCAGGACATCTACGAAGTCACCCTCGGGTGGGAGCGGATCAACTACTTCATCGACGTGCTGATGAGTCGGCTCGATGATGTGATGACGGCACAGGAGCACATCGACAAGGGTGAGGTCGAGTGGGCGCGGAGCCTGCGGGACAAGACCCCGCCGTTCTGCTACTCGCCGCGGGTGATGTGTCCGTTCCGTGACCTGTGCTGGGAGGGGTCCGAGTGGAACCCGAACGAAGTGATCGAGGACGAGGAGGTCATCGCCCTCGTCGACAAGTTCGTTCATGTGCGAGAGACACAGGACTCGGCGACAGTCGAGCGGCGCGAACTGCGCGAGGCCCTGAGGGGAGTCTCGGGCAGGACGCCGAGCGGGTACAGCGTCAACTGGGCGACTGAGAACACGCTCTACGTCACGAAGGTCAAGCCGTGACGGCAGACGAACTCGTCGGCATGGTCGACGAGTTGACGCTGGATCGGATATTCGCGATCGAGACGGCGTACGCGGCGGCGGGGTTCCCGCATCCGAAGTACGCGATCACGGCGGCGAAGCAGGCGGGGCGGATGGAGGAAGTCACCGAGGCCCTGCGGCGCATGGCGTTCGGGGTCCAGATGTACGGGCTCTTGAACGATGTCGACACGAGGGGAATCGTGGAGGCGGCGAAGAACGTGGGGGTCGGTCTCGTGACCGAAGACCTCATTGGCAAGACCGCGTACTCCGTCCGGGAGTACGGGCAACTGGTGGACCCGTGGTTCAAGGGCTTCACCGCATGAGAGAGGAAAGAGGAAATGACCAGGGAAATCAAGGCCAAGTGCCCATCATGTGACCAAGAGGTCGATGGGGCAACGGAGATTGGCAACGGCGACGAGACGCCGGAGCCAGGGGACATCGCGCTCTGCCTGTACTGCGCGATCCCATCGGCGTACACCGAGAACGAGGATGGGACTCTCGGCCTACGCGATCTGACGCCGGAGGAGAAGGTCGCACTCGTGACCATCCCCGGCTTCGCCGAGACGCAACAGGCCGTCATGGCCCAGTCGATCTGGTTCAAGCAATGAAGCGCTGGCTGTGGTGCTGGACCGGTCACCTGCTTCTGATCCCACTCGTCGGCATGGCGGCGTTGACGTTGATCTTCGCTCGCAACACGCTGGCGGCAGTCGGCCCCGATGCGATGTTCTGGAACTTCGTGTGCGCCGGGCTCAGTCTCATCATCACCGTCATCATCGGTGCGCTGTCAGCATGGTTCTGGCGCACGCCGAGCGATCGGTGGTACCAGCGCGTCCTGTGGCACCAGGACGACACGAACGCCTCAGGGGTGCCCCTGCCTACCGGGCCATGGGTTTCTCCCGCAGACGGGGCGCACAGCGCCGCGGAGGGGGTGTCTACGGATGCCGAGTAAGACGATGACCGCATCAGCGATCGAACGCTTCGTCCGATCCATGGAGGAACAGGGCGTAGGCGTCACCAGGACCACGAAGGGTCTCTTGCTCCGGCTACCGGACGGAGAGACCACCAGCCTGCATTTCACGAACAGCGATGTGCGGGCTCCGATCAATCTCATGGCTCGACTGAGGAGGGCTGGCGTGCGACACCCAGATGACCCGAAGGACGTGCGGGAACTTCCGTCCAACATCACCGAAGGCCCGGCCGTGGCGGCACGGACGAAGCAGAAGGTGATCGACTACATCGTGGAGACCGGCTTCCCCGAAGTCCTCACGGTGAAGGAACTCGTCGACCACACCGAGATGGTGCACATCACGGCGACGAGGGCGATGTACCAGATGGGCTTCACCCCCGTGAAGGGAAAGCGTGGCGCTCGTGACTGGATCGTGCCCGAGGAGATTCTCGCCAAGAAGCCGAAGCAAGAGGACTGGCTGACCGGAGCGCCGGAGGTAGGCCGAGTGGCGGAGACAGAAAGTCCGACTTTCCAGCCGCCGCTGACGCTGGCGGAGGCCGAGGCGTACGAGGAGGCCATGAATCCCACGCGGGATGAGGCCGAGGTCGCCCGGCTCAAGAGTCTCGGCGAGCGGGAGTTCCTCGACACCCATGACTCATGGGTCGTGGACCTGAGCAAGTTGCCCATGCACATGACGCTCGGCGACTACTTCACCAGCGTCGCGGCATCCGGCCTCGAAGTGGAAGTCCGTGTGTGGCGCGCGTGAACCAGGGACAGCACAAGCGCAAGGAGCGCTCTCCGTGGACCTGGCCGCTTATCTCGCTGATCGCGCTCTTGGTGATCGTGACAGCGGGCACCGTGGTGGCGGTGGTTCTCGGATGAAGGACAGCGCGTTCTACATGGCCCAGGTCGCCCAACTGGCAGTAGTCCTCTCGGTTGCCGAGAAGGAGTCGATCAACACGGCGACCATCAAGAAGATCAGGGCCGCGTACCTGGAAGCGCGGCAGAAGTACACCAACCCGTTCAACGTCAACAAGTACCAGAGATAGGAGAGAGCAATGCGGCTATCAGAGATTCCACACGGTGACCTCTACATCGGCATGGAAGTCCAAGTGGTGCAGACCGATGATTACTACCGGCTGAACACGACTCGGCGATACCGAATCCAGACGCAAGAAGTCTTCCGGGTCACATCCATCTTCGCGGAGTCGGTCAATGTGCGTTCTCTCGAACGCAAAGAGAACCGGTGGACCGGGCGCAATGAGGAGATGTCGTTCTCGTTCATGCTCCACCAACTGCAACTGTCCGATCCGAACCGTCCCGCGCCGCGCAAGTTGGGCCGGAAGCCGGAGGGCGATGAGTTCATCGGCGTCGACCACCCCGGCATCCAATGGCTGTTCGAGGACATGGGCAAGTTCGCTGACCAGCAGGGGTACTGCCCGCAGTACGACGCGCTGACCGCGAAACTCGGCATCCCCGGACGACCGCGCGACTTCACGGTCAACAAGACCGTCAACGGTGTGCAGTTCCACACCACCGTCAAGGCTCGTTCGCAGAGAGAAGCGAACGAACTCGTCGAGAAGGCATTGCAGGGAACGCCTTCCGACTCCGCTGTCGCGGCTTCCGAGCCCGACTACGCACCGGCCGCGTAGGCCAGAAAGTAGGACTTTTCGTGTTCGTCTTCGCAATCATCGTATGGATCATCGCGGCCATAGTGCTCGCGATCGGTCTCATCGTCCGCAACGGGTGGGTCATCGCGGGCGGCATCTTCACCGGCCTGCTCGGCCTCATGTTCTTCATCTTCTCCACGTACTACACGATCGAGCCCGGCGAGGCGAAGGTCATGAAGGACTGGACTGGTGTGGTGCAGGGTTCCGAGTCGGCACCTGGCCCTCACTGGAAGGAGCCGTGGGTCGACGCGATCGACTTCGACGTGCGCAACCAGTTGTCCGTGTTCCTCGGCGACGGCAACCAGACGTACAACGGCTCGCCCACCAACGGTCCGCAGATCACCTTCACCGACAAGGATGGTGTCTCCGCGAACATGGACCTGGTGGTCCTGTACTCCATCGACCCGAAGAAGGTGGAGGCGCTCGTCGAGCAGTACCAGAACCAGGATGACTTCCGCACGAAGGTCATCGAGCAGGACATCCGCTCCGTCCCGCGTGACATCCCCGGCCGGTACACCACGATCGAAATGCTGACCGAGCGCGCCAAGGTGGCAAACGACATCCGCGAGGCCCTTGAGGCCGAGTGGAAGGACAAGGGCATCATCATCGAGGACGTGTCGATGCAGGAGGTTCGCTACTCCGAGGCCGTGAAGGTCCGCTTCGAGGAGGCGCAGAACGCGCAGACCGAGGTCGTCAAGGCGCAGGCCGATCTGGAGAAGGCGAAGGTTGACGCCCAGCAGAAGATCGCTGTGGCGTCCGCCGAGGCCGAGGCGAACCGCATCCTCACGGAGTCGCTGACCCCGCAGGTTCTCCAGCAGAGGTACTACGACGTGCTGGAGAACGCCAACCTGATCGTCGTCCCCGAGGGCTTCACCGGCCTGGGCAACTTCGCAGGAGCGCCCCAGTGAGCGCCGAGGAGAAGACCCATCTGGCTGAAATGCGTGAGCACTACGGCGAGGCAGAGGCGGAGGCGTACCAGAAGTTGCTCGCCGCCACCGCCGCCCTCATCACCGTCTCAACGGAATACCTCCTCGCCGACCCTGGCTCGGAGCGCGAGAAGCGCGCGGAGGAGATGACCCACGAGATGATCGAGGTCCTGGTGGCGAAGGGCGGGGACAAGCCCGGAGAAATCATCCGGTCCCTCCTCGCTCTGATCACGCACCTGCGGACGGGTGGCACGATCGCCGAGTGGTTCGGGCAGGCGGAGGTCGAAATCGTCCTCCTCGAAGGCGAGCCGGAGTCATGAAGAAGGTCATGGTCGGGGCGGCGCTGGTCGCCGCCCTGGCCCTGGCCGGATGCGCCAGCCAAAAGTCCGACTTTTCGGAGGAGACCCCGGTACCCGAAGCGCCGTCCACCGTTCGTCAGAACGCGAACGACAGCGCGTTCCGCGAGAACATCATCACGCTCAACGACGGGCGCACCCTGATCTGTGTGACGTGGAGCGAGTACGACTCGTGGAATGAAACCAAGGCCAGTGGCCTCGACTGCAACTGGGAAGGAGCAAGAGAATGACCGTCTGCGAGCACTGCGGCGAGCCCTACGAGGGGCGCGACTGCCAGTGCATCTTCGAGGGGGTGGACGTACGATGACCGACGCCGAGAAAATCCTCGCGGCACGAGAGGACCAGATCGACCGAAGCCTCCCGTATGCCAGCCGACCCGCCAGCCAGGGCGACATCATGGCGCTGGAGAAGACCATCATGACCGCGGCCCGGATGATCTGCGAGACGATCCTGGAAGCGAGTTACTGATGACCCAGATGGAGACCATCGAGAAAGCCCTGGCCGTGCTCGGGGAGCCGCTCGGCGACGACCCCGTTGAGGCGGCGATCTACGAGGTTCTCAACGCCACTCTCGAAGTGAAGAAGTGGGAAGCGGAGGAAGGCGACGCCTCCGAGTGCGAGTGTCGCCAGTGCAAGGCCGCTGTGGCGTTTGCGCAAGTCATCATCGAGGAGGAACTATGACCGACGAGAACTACACCCACCTGGCCCTGGTCGTCGACTCGTCGGGGTCCATGCAGACGATCGTCGACGACGTGAACGGGGCAATCGCGCAGTTGCTCAGCGACCAGGCGAAGGAACCGGGGACCCTCAAGGTCGACGTGTGCACCTTCGATTCCGTCGTCGAGTTCGTGGCCACGGATGCGGCCGTGGCCGACGTTCCCTCCGACCTCGTGGCTCCGCGCGGGGGCACCGCGCTGAACGACGCGATCGGCCTCATGATCCTGCGGCTTGGCAACAAGTTCAGGACCATGCCGGAAGAGAAGCGTCCGGCTCACGTCATCGTGGTCATCGCGACGGACGGCCAGGAGAACTCCAGCCGTGAGTTCACCGCGGCTCAGGTCAAGGCGATGGTGACGGAGCAGACCGAGAAGTGGTCGTGGACCTTCGTCTACCTCGCCGCCAACGTCGATGCGTTCGCCACCGGTGGAGCCTACGGCTTCGCCAAGGGCTCGACCATCTCGGTGGCAGGAACCGGGCAGTCATTCGCGTCGGCCTACGCGGGCACCAGCAACCTCGTCACGCGCACCCGCTCGGGACTCTCGGCCGAGTACACCGACGAGGAGCGCGAAGAGGCGAGCACGGCATGAAGCCCATCGTCGTAGTGCTCATCGCCTGTGGTCTCTGCGCCGCATTGCTCGTAGGCTGGGCAATCGCATGGTACTGGGACCGTTCGGCACGCATCCGCGACGCCGAAGAAATGGAGCAGTGGAAGCGCGCTGACGAAGAGTGGAGGCGCGCTGGCCCCACACAAACGTCCGGAGATTCCCCCACTCCGGACTGACGCGCCCTCCCTGGTGGCGCGTCCGAGCGGGGGGAGGACTTGAACACCCCTCCCCCCGCTCCTCTTGAATAGTCCGACTTTCTACAGTATTCTGTACCACATAACCGAGAGAGAGAAGATGGAAGATTTCTACGTGACCTTCGGCGTCCAATACGGACAGTCGGTCAACTCGGAACGACACCCACTTCGGATGCAGAAGAACGGGTACGCGGTCATCGAGGCCGTCAGCCTGGATGCCGCGCACCGAATCGCGGGCCAGGTGTTCGGCACCGCGTGGGCATTCGTCTACGACCACAAGCACTTCATCGCCGATGGGACTGCCGCGAAGTGGCACCACGACGGCGAACTCATGCGGATCAAGCCAGACGGCACCCGCGTCATTGTCAACGAGGAGGCACTACAAGGGGGGAACCTGTCATGACCAGAGCACGAGTCACACTGCGTGGGGTGGACATCGAACTGCGCGGTTATGTCGACGGTTCCGCCAACCTCGGCATCCTCGCGGATGCGGTCAAGCCGATGGGGGTCGTGGTAATGGCATCGCCTGCGGCCGACGACTACAACCCGTTCGTGATCAGCGAGCCGGAGAATCCGCCGACTATCGAGAAGAGCCTGGAAATCATCCAGGGGTTCTTCGACCAGGCCGATGCGGTCGGGGCCAACGAGGACGAACTGGTCCGCGCTCTGGCAGAACTCCACTTTGGGCAGGCTCTCGTCATCCGTGGTGAGCGCGGCCAGCGTGAGTACAGCGAGCGCGAGAACGAGCAACTCCGTGGCGACCACACCGACTCGGAGAAGGCGCTCATCGACACGGTGAACAAGCAGGCAGACGTGATCGAGCGGATCAAGACCGCCCGCTCGAACCACCCTGAGTGCAACGTTCATCCTGACGACGACACGGTGGCATGCGGCTGGAAGCGCGCCGTGCAGGACATCGACAAGGCGCTGGCGGAGGTTCCCGAATGACGCTCCTCGAACGACTCCAGGAAATCGCGGCCGACATCACTCTCGGCATGAAGTGCACCGTCCGCGTGGAGGAGGACGCGAAGGGACCCTTCGTCCAGATCAAGTGTTGGCGGCGCGATGTCATCACGGGCGAGTGGGACTGGGGCTTCGGCGGGAAGGCTTATCCCTCGGAGCACTCCACCCACTCCGAACTGGTCCAGGTGATCTTCGGCCTCTTCCTGAGGTACTGGGAGCACGAGGCTCGTGAGAACTTCGAGTACCAAGGGCTTCGTATCTTCGGGCCGCACATCAGTGTCGAAGCGCTGATGACCGTGGCTCGCAAGGTCGACACCCGCTCAGCACAGCACGTGGAGGACAAGGCATGACCGACTCATTCTTCGAGCAGGTGGCCGATTCGATCATGGCGTCGGACAGGTACAAGAAGGTCACCAGCAAGGTCGGCTCCGTCACCATGGTCGGAACGGACTCTCTGCGGAACCTGCTCGCCGACGCCGCGAAGCAGGGTGCTGAGGCAACTCTGGCCATGATGCCCGAGCATGATGTCGAGATGGTCTGGGTCTGCGGCGTCTGCCGTGAGGCGATCGTGGCGAAGGACCTTGACGAGAACCACACGATCTGGGTGCACGCACATGACACAGATTCTTGACGACGAGAAAGTCGTACTTTCTACGGAAGAGGACACCGACGACGGGATGCGTCATCTGGTCCACGAGGAGTGCCATGTCCTGGCGAACCCTCGGCCGGAGTTCGTGACCGCCCTGTGCGGCCTCCCCCTCGACTGGGACGAGAAGAACACCGGACCACTGGAGGGTGGGCGCATCGAGTGTCCCGCCTGCGAAGAGCAGATGTGGTGCCCCGTCTGCGGGACACCACGATGGAGGTTGGGCTGATGCTGACCCTGGAGGAACAACTGGCGCAGGCGAAGAGCCAGCGCAGGCACGCACAGCGAAGGGCGGCGGCGGCGAACGACGAGAACGCTCGCCTCCGCTCGGAGATTCGCAGACTGCGGCATGCGAACTTCATGCTCCAGCGGTACGCCGACAGCCCCGGCTCACAGGCCGGGTACAAGCGCCGGTACGAGGAACTGCTGGCATCCGTCCACATGGCCAAGGACATCCTGGTGACCGAACTCAACGGTCTGCCGCTCCAGGAGCCGACGACCATCGAGGACTGGAAGCCGCCGAAGTGGGCAAGGAAGGTGTGACGTGGCCACGATCTACCGGGACGGCAAGGTGCACGTCATCGGCAAGGAGTGCAATGCCTGTGCGTTCACGCCGAACCGGATCGTGCCGGGCGCTCGGGTCGCCGAGATAGTCCGAGAGACCAAGGATGAGGACGGTGCTTCCTTCATCTGCCACAAGACGACCATCGCTGGCGGCGGCGAAGAGGATGCCGTATGCCGAGGCTGGTACGACCGGTTCGCTGACGACGACCCGATCTTCGCCATGGCTCGGAAGTTGGGATACATCGAGTTCGTGACGGAGGAAGAGCATGACTGATGAGACAGCCCTCCCCTATGCGGGGACGGAGGGCTACGCCGGTTCTGAGACCTCGAAGCAGAGGGCTCAGGACGATGTGGTGAAGGGCACCGCCAGCAAGCGGCAGAGATTCATCCTCATCCTGGCTGGAAGGGCCAAGGAGAAGGGAATCACGGTCGCTGAACTGCGGGACAGCACCCTGCATCACGGACGCGTGAGCGGGGCGCTGAGCGTCTTGCACAAGGTGGGGAAGTTGGCCCGCTTGACCGAAACTCGCGGTCGGTGCAAGGTGTATGTCCTGCCGGAGTACGTGAACGATCGGCCGACCGAGGCACACGGCGTGGTGCACAAGGCCGACCGGGAAACGCTGGATGCGGCCTCCCTCGTGGAGAACCACCTTCGGCGCAACGAAGACATGGAGGCGTTGTTCGACCTTGACGCCTCCGACGACCCCTTCCGCGAAGCGCTGTGGCGGCTGGTGTCGTATGCCCAAGGTCGAGTGTGAGGAAAGGAACAACCATGCAGGAGAAGGATTTCACGGCGGCGATGGAGCGTGCTGTCGAGAAGCGCGGCGGCGACTACCGCTACCCGCGCTGGGGTGAGCCGGGGAGCAACGGCTACTACACCCCCGGTGGCGGATCGCCGACGTACCAGAACGCGCTCGGCGAGGCGACCTGCCTCATCGGTGCCGCGCTGGCCGAGTTGGGCGTGGACCTCCCGCTCATGGCCGACAAGCGTGGCGCGCACGCGGTGCTTCAGGGCTACGGCCTTGGGCTGAAGGCATCCGTCGCCGCGCGGTGCGCACAGATGCACCAGGACCGGAACAAGCGCTGGGACGAGTCCCTCGCGATCTACAAGGCGGCTCTGGAACTCCAGAACCAGGATCGTCGGTACAGCAACCCGTGGGGTGTCCACGACCTGTACTACGCGGCCGTGGAGCAGGTCACCGGCGAGCCGACCCCGGTCGCGGACGGGTACGCCATGCTCCCCTCGATGACCGGCGACCAGATCATGTCGAACTACTTCGTCGAGGTCAGCGAGGCGGCGAAGAAGGCGGCGGCTCAGGTGCAGGAGCATGTCGCGATGTTCGGCAAGATCGGCTCTGCGAAGACCGTGGTCCAGGTCGCGCCGACCTACGCGTCGGGCGGAATCGTGGAAAGTCAGACTTTCCCGACGATCACTGGGATGACGGTCAACATGACGTTCAACCCGGCGATGACCGCGCCGTCGTTCCATCTGACCGGTGGTCTGCTCCAGAAGGATCACACGCTCGTCGCATGAGCGGCGATCTGCCCCGACCGTGTGCGCGTTGCGGCATCCTCAGGAGAGGTCGCAGAGGCACGTTATGCGGTGACTGCCGGTACTCGCTGTCGGCTACAGAAAAGACGATCTGGACGGACCAGATTCGTTACGACCTGGAACTCCTGAGGAGACTGGCCGCATGATGGAGGACCCGATACCAGTGGACAAGTACGAGGGCCTGTCGGCCGACGACAGAATCAAGATCGAGAACGCTCGGCACACGAGGCACCAGCAGACAGGGTTCCTCATCGTGCTCGGCGTGATCGTGCTGTCGTTCTTCGTCCCGCTCGGGGTGTGGCTCACGCGCCTCGCGATGGGGTTCTAGTACGACACAAGAAGGGCCAGACTTCCCCCCGAAGTCTGGCCCTTCTTTTTCGTGGTAGGAACAACCAAGGACTCCATCCTACGAGTGCAAGGGGACGTATCCATGGCTAGTTCAGACCGCAATCAGTGCATCCAGGTCACCCTCCGTTTGGAGGACTGGGCGACAGTCGTCACCGCATTGGCTCTGTCCACTCACGCACCGCTCGTCGACAAGGAACGGATCAACTCCACCATCTTCGAGAGCGCCAAGCAGACCGAGCGCATCCTGTCCTGATTACCCCACTGCCCCTTCGGCGGTGGGGTCCTGCATTTCAGGAAGAACTGTCTGATCGTTGACCACCTGCTGGGCAACGTTCGCGGCGACGGGGGCGGCGACTTCGACAATCTCCGCCTTCTTCGCCGCTTCATCCTGTGCCTGCTTCTCGGCCGCACCCCTCTGCATGTTCGGGGCGACCTGCTTCCAGAAGTTCTGGTACGACGTGATCGACACCACGAGGATGAGCAGGACCGTGGACAGGATCGAAAGACCCTGGAACGCTCCGGTGATCCAGGCCGTCAGGATACCAGCGACGGCCGCGAACACGAATGCCGCGAGGGACTTGGCCCATGCGGGCCAGGTTGCACTCACGATGAAGTTCAGCACCAGCGGTGCCAGGAAGCCGATGATGACCGCGAGCAGTGCCGCGTCCGTCATCCCTTCCGGGATTGCGATGTCCATTCGGACTCCTCTCAGATGTCCTCGACCACGGTGGTCGGGGGACTCGGCACCTGTGTCTGCTCTACGTCATCAGGCATGTGCCGAGCGATCCAGGTCAACAGCGTACGGATGTACGAGATAGCCGACCAGTACTTTCGCCGCGCTCCTTCGAGTTCGACCTTGAGCGTAGTGACCTCGGCCTCCACGTCAGCGAGCCGCTTCTGCATCGGTTCCAGCAGGGCCTTGGTCTGCGTCTCGATGATCGCCCGCCAGCGGTTGGCGAGGGCCTCGTCCTCAGCCGCTTCGAGCGACGCGATGCCGACCTTCTTGTCATGCCTCTGCTTCATCCATGCGGCTACTCCACCGCTACCCAGCAGACCCGTCACAATAGCGATCAGAACCGGAAGCCACGGCGCAACCGCATCATTCATCCTTCGTCTCCCCCTCGTGCAACAGACGCAGGCGCTCAGCGTGCGCCGCACACATGATCGCGCGCGACATGTAGAACCCAACCAGTGCAGTCATCAGAAACGCCGGGGACAGCCTCTCCAGGTCCACGGCGAACACGGAGTACCAGTAGGCAAGTACGTGGGGGGCGAAGGCCGCGGCGGAGAACCATGCCGCGACCCATTCCATGCGGTACCGGTTGAGAATCACTCCGAGGGCGGCAAGTGACGCCATGCTCGCCAGCGCGATCCCGGCAATGACCGTGGTCACAGCCAGGACGCCGAGAGTCCACCCCGGAGCAACGATGAGCGACGATGCTCCGGCGAGGGCGGACATTCCCCACGCCGAAGACAGCGCAACCCGAACGAAGGTGCGCTGTCTCGGCGGCAGGTGCGAGAACATCAGCCGAGGTAGGACCCGATGTCCTGGGAGATGGTGGCCGTGGCGTCACGCCATGCCTCCAGGGCCTCGCGAGGAATCTCGACGATGACCGGCTCAGGATCGGGGCCAGGGTTGTTCTCGGCGTAGATGACCTTGGCGCGCGCCACGATTTCATCCATCCGCGACTGGATGTACACGCCGGGGCACTCGGTGCCAGGCAGTGCCTCCTGGTGGCTGATGACGTGCTCGCGGTCGATCTTGAACGACACGGGTGCGCCGTCCAGTTCCTTCCCGTCAAACTCGGCGAGCCACGCGATCATCTGCGCAATCTCTTCCATCTGCGCATCGGTCTGCTGGCCCTCGGGACCAGGGGTGACGCACAGAGATTCGACGGCGATCGAGCGCCAGTTCCAGTCCGGGCCGGTGGCCGAGGGCTTGGTGCCAGGACGGATCATCTCAAACACGGTGCCGTCCGTGCGCAGGTAGAACGTCGGGCAGACCGAGCGCGGGTTGCACCACGAGAACCAGTCCAACTGGTCGTTTGTGACAGCGGTGTAGTGGATGATGAAGCGGTCGATCGTTCCGCTCGTCGGCCGTGCGGGCTTGTAGCCCATCGTGCGCGGCGTCCGGGTGACCGGGTTGGCGCAGTCAGTGAAGCCGAGCGGTGACTCCAGCCCGATCTTGGCGCGCGGGTAGATCGGCGCGTACTCGACCAGTCCACGAGGGTTGTCCGGGTCATACGCCTGGTCCGGAGGCGGCGGCGTTACCTGAGCGAGACCATCCGTGGCCTGCGACGTGAAGCCGCCCGACCACATCCACTTCCCGTCCTTGCGCTGGAACCAGACCGCGTTGCCCTGGACACTCTCGCCCTCTGCCCATGCGGACATCTCGACGACAGCGCCAGGGTTCTCGGAACCCACAGCAGGCGAGGACGTGTACGGCTTCGCCCGCACGTTCGCGCTGTTGACGCCGACCGTGCGCGTCTGGTCGACCACCGGAGGCGGCGGGTTCAGGTCGGCGAGGTCGTGGGTGCCGGTGTCCTCGAAGCCACCGCTCCAGAACCAGTCGCCCGAGTGGGCACCACGGAACCAGACCGAGTTGCCCTCGATAGTCTCGCCGTTGATCCAGCCGTTGAAGTCGGCGACGGTTCCCGGTGCGAGGGTCTGCGTCGGCGGCTGGTTGGTGTTCGCCTCAACGCGGCCGTTCGCGCCGTTGGGTCCCACCTTGCGCTGGTTGCCAGCGATGGTCGACGGGTTCAGGTCCGTGAGGTCGTGCGTGCCAGTGTCGGTGAAGCCACCGCTCCAGGACCAGAGGCCGGAGAACTGGCCGCGGAACCACACGTCGTTACCCTGGACGTTCTCGCCGTGAATCCAGCCGTCGAAGGTGCCGACCGTTCCGGGCGCGAGCAGGTTCGAGGACGGCGAGGAGGTCTTGGGCTCCGGCCGCTGGTTCGCGCCATTCGGGCCGACTGTGCGCTGGTTGCCTGCGGTGGGCTCGTCGCCCACGTATTTCGCGAAGTCGAGAGTGGCGTCCTTGCCGAAGGAGTAGGCATGCGAGGGCCAGAGGGTCTGGTGAACGTGCGCACCGTAACCCCAGTCCGAGCCGTAGCCGGATGCCCCGGTCTTGCCGATCTGCTGGCCGCGCGACACGCGGTCATTGACCCGGACCCAGATTTCGGCCAGGTGCAGGGAGCGCGTACGCCGACCGTCATCCAGATCGATCGTCAGGTAGCGGCCGGTGGCGTTGGTGTTCGTGTGCTTGACATCCACGACCTTGCCGTTGCCCACGGCGTAGAGCGGCGAGCCATAGGGCACGCCGTAGTCCGTGCCGGGTTCAGTCGAGGGAGGGTTGCGGTCCCGGTGGCACGACCAGGAGCACGACACGAAGTCGCTGTTGGAGGGGAAGGCGTAGCCCATGATGGTTCCTCACGTGAGAAAGTCAGACTTTCGGCACTACGTGCGGAGCGCAACTGGTCTACAACCAGCGCTACGTCGAGGGTACATCCTCAGGTTCGGGGTCCACAGGAGGTACCTCCGGCTCAGGCTCCGGCTCGGGCTCGGGAGCGTCCATCGGCTGAATCACCGCGAGGATCATGGCATCCGTGATCACGCTCTCATCGGCCCCGATGTTCTCGATGGGCACAGCCTCGGCGTAGGCCCACGATGCCTCCCAGTCGGATGAGGCGGTGACGATCCGCCAGATGCGCTCGGTGACCCAGGCGTAGGGCGATCCCGGCTTCTGCTCTTCTGCGGCACACGCGACCAGGCGACGGTACAGCGCCGAGTCCTCCTGCATGCTTGCGAGAGTGTTGTACGACATGTGACTCCTTACGGATAGACGAGTGCAGGGCCGAGGTATCGGACCGTGAGTCGCGGTGACGACCCCACCACGGTCCCGGCCGATGACAGAGTGGCGTTCATCTTGAAGTTCGATCCAGCCGGAGCGAAGTAGGCGAACGGCGTGACGACGGCGATGGAGTACCCGTTCGTGTGGGGGAAGACCGATCCCGTTTCTCCGACGATGCTGGAGTCGTTGAGAAGGATCGCCATGTTCGCGTAGTTCCCGCCAGTCTGCGCGGCCACCAGCGAGCCGCTGACTTCGTAGTTCCCGGCGTACGGGACTGTCATAGCCGTGGCCGGGAGCCCTGCAAAACCTGCCGCCGCTGTCGTGGTGTTGAATGCGATGACGGCCGTCGCGCCCGCCCCAACGCTCGTGTCCACCGTGCGCCGCTGGGTCGCATAGATCGGTGCCCCAGCATTGGGGTACCAGCCCGACGTGACGCCCGACACCAGCCCGCGGGCGGTCAGCCCGGACAGTCCTGTCGTGGCGTAGTACGTCTCCCACCAGCCGAGTTCCGTGTTGTACCAGGAGACCACCTGGTTCGCCAACGCCACACGCTGGGCGTCGGTGGTCGGCGAGCCGAAGATGGCGTTGCGCTGAGCGGTCGTGCCCTGGTTCATGAGCATCGTCGGCTGGAGGCCAGCCCCGGATGCCGTGGCGATGATCCAGTTGGTCACCACATAGGGCGGCAGACCGGTCGTGCCGGTCGGCGTGGCCGTGTCACCGGTCGAGAACATCCGGTTGAGTTGGCTGGTGACAAGAGTCCCGCCATTGGTCGCGCTGTTGGTCGCGAGGTTGGTGGCCGTGGACTGCGAGGGCGTTCCGGCAACGGCTCCCTGGAACGCTCCCGTGGAGTAGCGGTACGCGCCCATCTTGTCGTTGGCGTTCGGCTGGGCGGCATCCTCCATACCGGCGTATGAGCCGGTGGCGGTCCAGTTCTTGTCGAAGAGGCCGAACCGGAAGTCGTGCCGGTGAGTCTTCGCGCCACCACTCTCGGCGAGCGCGTTGAACTCGGTCTGCGCCGTGTCCCGTCCGAACGTCGTCCTGCCGCGCATGTCGGGCAAGTTGAACGTAGTGCTCCCATTGCCAGCGCCCCACGTCGTGCCGATCACGTTGAACAGTTCGGCGTAGGTCGTGCGCGAGACGGCCGCACCATCACAGACCAGCCAGCCCGCAGGCGCAGATGCCCCAGCGAAGGGCTGCATCATGCCAGCGGACACGCTGGACCCGCCACTGCTGCCGCCGCCAGCGATTGCCAGGCGGCGCTCCAGGAGCGTGATGCGGGTCAGGGTGTCCCTGAGGAGGGCATCCATCGACCCCTTGGTGTTGGGACCACTGGTCATGGAGGACCCTTCTTATCCGGCGTTGCCTGCCGTGAGCGATCCGATCCAGTCCGTGCCGACGCTCCGCAGGGTGAACCAGTCGTAGCGGTTGATCGTGCTGGTCTGCGTGGGCGGCGTGGCCGCGGCCCACTTCACTGCCGCGGGCCAGGTGATCGCTACTGCGCCGACGACATGGTTGGCCACGATGTCGATGCGTGCACCCTGTGTCGACGGGAGCGTGAGGTCGGTCACGTTCGCGCTCATGTCGAGGCGGACGACTGCGCCCGACCCGATGTTCGACAGGTCGATCGGCCCCGGAGCGGCGACCGTGACCGTGATCAGGGCGGCGTTGAGGCTGATCTGGTACGGGGCACTGGCGTTGCCGGTACCCGTGATGAGCAGGCCGTCACCCGCGACGATGCTGCAAGAGCACGCGTTCCCGGCACACTGGCACTTGGGCATGATTACTCCTAGGGTTCCTCGTCATCGTCGCGTGTGGCAGGCACGAGGGTCACCTGCACAGTCTCTCCTGTTGAGTCTTCGGTCACCAGGAGATGGTCCAACTTCTGCATCTGACTCATGCGCCGTGCATTCAGCGTAGCGAGCACCGGCACCTGGACGCCGGGAATCAGGTCGTTGATCCCCAGCGTTTCGTTCAGCCGGATCGTCGAGTTGTCCGGGATGCGGACCTCCACCGGAACCGGCGTGCGGCCGGAGAGGTTGCGCTGGGCCTGGCTATTCAGTTCGGCCTGGGTGGGGGCGTCGCTCCCCTCCTCGTTGTAGGCCGAGTGGATCGTCGTCCAGGGGCCGTAGTAGTCGGCGTAGTCGAGGTCGTGGGCCTCGCCGTAGATGCCGTCCGACCCGATGACGTAGGCGTTCTGCGAGTGCTCCGATCCGTATGCCGTGAGGATGACCTCGGAGCCGAGGAAGTCGGCCTCCGTCAGCATGCGCGTACGACCCAGGTGCCGGTTCACGTCCCAGAAGTGGAGGGACCGTCCGACTGCCGCGAAGTCGATGCCGCCATAGTGCGCGAGGTTCTGGATGTGCTCACCCACGGTCATCTCGAACGACTTCGTGACGGCCGTGGTCTGGGCCTCGTTCGCGAAGTGGTGAACCTGGAGGTAGGGGTAGATGTTGGCGGGAGGATCGAGAACTTCCCAGCGATCGAGTTCGTAGTCGAGGATCGTCTGGATGCGGTCAGTGACCGTGGCGATGTTCGGGTAGGCGTTCGAGTAGGGCTGGCTCAGAGGCGTGCCCAGGAGGTACTGGAAGACATCGTGCGCGTTGATTTCCACCCAGTCGGAGTGCCAGCCCACCCGCCACACCGGCCCCTCCCAGACGCGCTCTGCGCCCCGGAAGATCACCATTTCGTGGCGCTTCGGCTCGATGCCAGCGAGGGTCTCCGCCTGTGCGGAGCAAGCGGAGCCCTCGACTCGGACCGTCGCCTCGCTGATCCCGTCCCGATCGCGCGACCACTGCACAGTAGCCACGTCGAGAATCTGCGCGACACGAGTCATGCCGCCACGGTCGAAGATGTAGACCGTGTGCTTCTCGGCACAGCCCCCGCCGTAGACACCAGTTGCCATGAAAAGTCCGACTTTCTAGGTCCGCTGAGTCAGGTAGACGCGCACCGTCAGATTACCGGCAGGAGCCTCGTTCGGTACGTCGAACGACACCCAGTAGCCGATGCCGCAGGACAGGTGCGGCCAGGTTGCAGGCGTGCCACCCGAGCCGTACAGAAGGTGGTCAGCGCTGATCGTGGCACCACCATTGACTTCTGCCCACACACGCTCGGTCACGCCGTCGAGGGTCATGGTCGTGTTCGGCGGGATGTACGAGATGATCTGCTCCGAGCAGAAGTCGGTCGGGTCGACATCGGCGCTACCCCGGTTGAAGGGGTTCTGGTACACGCGCACCCGGACCTGACGCTCAGCGCTGGCGCTCGTGGTCAGTTCCAGAGTGGGGATCGTCGTGAGCCAGTCCGACACGTTGGAGGCGGGGATCGCGGCCCAGTAGCGACGCCACTGTCCGACATCAGCGATGCAGTCCGAGGGCACGACCGGAGGCCGCGGTGCGGCCGGGATCGCCACGCAGTCGGGGTCGGCGAGAGGATCGAACGTCGAGTCCAGGGTCGTCCGCGTCGACTCAGAGGCGTTCGTGGTACCGGTCCAGGCGTACTGGAACTCGGCCGAGTCGGGCGTGTTCCCGTCGAAGTACGTGAAGAGTTCGCCGAGGCTGATCATCGCGTCATCGGCATCCATCCATTCGCCCGACAGCCAGACGCTCCACCCCTCCCCACTAGCGTCACGCGCGCGCACCGATGCGTTCACGGCGGTGGGGGGAACCGTTCCGCTACAGGTGAGGCGCGTCCATCCGATCGTGTCGCTGACGACCGAAGCCGATCCGCTACCGCGCGGACCAATCTCGACACCGGCCTCATCGAACCACAGCAGTTCGGCATTGAGGCGCTGAGTGCGCGACGGGCGGACGTAGATCGAGCCGAAGTACGTTGCCCCCTCCTCGACCACCGCGCGCTTATCCGCCGTGATAGCGGAGGTCGCGCCACCCAGCACCTTGCCAGCGCCCGTGGCGTCAGCGGTGACGAGCATCCTTGCGCAGTACGCTCCCGACCGGCCACCGGTCACGCGCTGGAGCACGACCGAGCCGCCACCTGACGGAGCCGTTGCGGCCCACCCGTCTGCGGAAACACCGTTCGCGACGCTCGTGGAGTTGTTGGCGGTACCCGTCCATGCGAACGTGATGTCGGTGCGAGCCGGGCTAGCACCGTCGAAGTAGTCGCCCGCGCCCGTCGAGGGCTGGGGCTGAGTGAGGTCGAGGTTTGCGCTGGCCGGGGTCGTGTAACTCCCAATGACAGCCTTGGCCGTCCAGCGATACCTCGCCCCCGGCGTGAGCCCGCTGATGGTGAGGCTGGAGGAGGTCGTCTCCACCGAGACTGTCGCGGGCGTCGGGATCGGGGCAGGCGAAAGGTACTGGCGGGTGACGATGTACTTGTCGACGCCGCTCACGCCGCTGGGAGGCCCAAGCGTCACCACTGCCGAGGACCCGGCCGGGGAAGCCGAGACGCTCATGGTCGGCGGCGTGGAGGGAAGCGTGGTGAAGGAGTAGGTGCCCGACCAGGCACCGTCACCGTCGCCGTTGTGCGCGCGAACGCGCATGTAGTACGTCGTGCCAGGGTTGAATCCGGTCAGCGCCTTGCTGGTCGCGGTGTTGCCGGTCCAGTTGTAGTGCACACAGCCGGAGCCGTTGAACGCCGTGTTGTCACAGACGTGCAGGTCGTAGTTGTCGATGTCCGCGTTACCGCGTGACGGCGTGCTCCAGTACACGGTTGCGGTGGTCGGCGTGATGGTGTTCGCGCCGAGCCCGCCTACCTGGCCGGGGACAGCGCCGATGCGGTCAGCGGCCACCCACTGGTCGCCCGTGTCGGCCGTGTTGAATGGACCCGGCGCGGGGTGCTGGAGGCGCATGACGAACGACATGTTGCCGTTGCCGTCATGGCCCTTCCAGTTGCCGTCGCCGGAGCCGTAGGCGATCGACTTCCCGGCGTAGTCGCCCGGCGCGAACGGCATGTTGGGGCGGTGGTGGCCCCAGTAGTCGTTGGCGACCCAGACGTTGACCGTCGAGGCGCTGTTCGCGTAGGAGCCGTAGCCGGAGTTCGACGTGCCCCATGCGTCGTGGTGGTAGCGAGAGGAGTTGCCGCTGACCTGGAGCGTGTAGACGCGCAGATGGGCGGTGTAGGGGCGACCGGAGTAGCCAGCGCTACGGGTGACATCCATCAGTCATCTCCCATCGGGCTCGGGATCAGCGGCCGGTACGTCCCGCCGCTACGCAGAAACTCCACGTGCTCCGGGTGCTCGGTGCGCGTGTGCACCTCCATCATCTCGAACATGCCGTCCTCGGCGTACGTCTTGAAGGGCTCTTTCCCGTCAGCCACGCACAGGTTGCAGATCGTGATGGTCTCGCCGAAGGCGCTCATGGTTCTCCTACGGCGTGGTCACGGCAACGGTGTCAGCGAACATCTGGATGTCACTGTTGTTCGCGGCCGTAGCCGAGGACGACCAGCGCACCTTGCCACGGACGTAGAAGTTGATGCTCAGCGTCCCGGCAGGCGGGATGATCGACTTCGCGGAGAATACCTTGCCGTTGTACTCGGTCGTCGTGGAGCCGATGGTGTCGGCCCGCAGGGTGGTACCCGAGCCGTTCGTGCCGCTCTTCCACTCGACCATTGCGGCGAGTTCCTGCAACTGCGAGCCGGATGCCCCGGCGATGATGAACAGCGCCCCCCAGATGGTGAACGAGTACCGCTGGCCGGTGGCCGGGGTGAGGTTCATGACGTTCGTAGCGCCAATGAAGGACACCGCGTTGGTCACGACGGTCGAGCCGTTGTTGCCGAGCAGGCGCGTGCGGAACGAGGCCACTCCAGTACCAGCGTGCAGGTCCGTGGAGCGAGCCCCGGTGATGAAGGCGGCCGGGCTGGTGCCGCTGTCGACCGCCCCCCACGCACTCCAGTTCGTCGCGTTGACCTCGACCGAAGGGTTCGTCGAGTAGTTCGTCGCGACCACCACAGTGCTTCCGGGCAGTTCGGCGGAGGGGTACGGGACCAGGTTGTACGGCACGTCCTGGATGACCAGCGGGATGGAGGGCTGGACCTCAATCTCCGTCGTCTGGCCGAACACGAACGGCGTCCCTGCGACCATCGTCCACTCGACGATGTAGGCGAAGTGCTTGCCGTCGTTCGAGTGGAGACGCTGGATGATGAGCGGTCCGCTCGTCACGGTGACATTGTGCAGGTGGCGAGTCTGCGCATCGGCGGCAAGAACGATTCCGTCCGGAGTCTCGGGGTCCGGGCATGCCCCCAGGAATGTCATGTCGACAGCGCCACAGGCAGAGCCGTGCGACGAGCAACCGTCTGCGGCCAGTGCGGCATCGAGCCAGGACAGTCCATACTCCAGGGCGTCCTGCCCCTCGGCGGGAAGGAGCGCCGTCACGACCATCTCGCGTGCGGCATGCCGCACGAGGCCGACCACGCCACCATCGAGGATCGCCTCCGTCACGGTGGCCGTTCGAGTGGAGTCGTCGACGCCAGTCACCGAGACGATCCATGCTCCATAGAACCGGCTGGTCAGATCACTCTTCTGCTGGTCGTACCACGGAGCATCTTCGATGTTCGCGTAGGTGTACGGCTGTGTGGCCGAGTAGCCCTCGCTCACGACGGTGTACTGCTGCTGAATCGACGGTCCGGGCGGGCCAGATGCCCAGGCGTAGTCGATGTCGCCCGCTCCCACCGGGACGTTCACTGTGCCAGCGCTGTCGCCGTCGAAGTACGTCTCCACGACGGTCGACGCTTCCAGCAGGAACTCGTCGACGAACCGGATGTCCGCAATCTGCGCCGAGGGCGTGCTGACGATCGCGTACACCTGGGTCGCAGTGGCAGGAGCGACGCCCACCACCGACAGTCGGGTCCAGGTGCCAATCGTCAGCGAAGTCAGCGTGCCGCTGGTCGAAGAGATGAAGGAGCCACCGTTGTACCAGGACAGGATGACCGCGGTCTGTGCCGTGCCCGCCGTCGAGAGCACCCATGCCGAGAGGGCGTAGGAGGTACCGACCGTCACCGGATAGGCCACGGACTGGACACCCTTCGTGCCCGCCGTTGTCTGCGTGACCTGGAGGCTGGCGGTGCCACCGTGTGCCTGCGCGGTGGAGCGCGCGATAGTGACGTTCGCCCCGTAGGTGTTCCACCCGGAAGCATCCGTCTCGAACGAGGGGTTCGTGATGAAGTTGCGACGCAGTTCGATCCAGCGGTACTCGGAGGGAACCCAGTCGTTGATCGCGTCATGCAGGGTCTCGCACGGCTCGCACCGGAACCATGAGAGCGGGCAGTTCGCCGTCGTCGCATAGCCGTAGGTCCGAGCGTTGTTCGCGACCTCGTTGCCGCCGAGACAGAGATACTCTTCGAGCATCAGCCAGCAATCCTCTCTGCGAGACGGTTGAGGACCGAGAGCGACGTGCGCGCCGGGTCCTGGTTGCCGACGATCTGAATGGCACCCGCCTCAATGGTGACACTCTTCCCGCCACCGACGACGCCGCCGCCAGCGAATGCCGGGTCCTTGCCCTGCGCGATAGCCGACAGCCAGCGCACGGAGGGGTCCACCATGTTCAGCGAGCGACGGAGCGGGACGATCGCCTCGGGGCCAGCCTCGCCTGCGAGGATGCGGGTCGCGTGGGTGAGCAGGCCACCGGTCGCCATGGGGCGGGAGCCTCCACCGCCACCAGCCGATGCGCGAGCGCTGGATGCCGCGCCGGATGCCTTGTTGGCCGCACCGAAGAGGGAGCCGAACCAGCCGATCGCATCACTGATCCAGTCGCCGACAGCGCCGAACACGTCAGCCACGGTGTCTCCGAAGTCGCTGATCGCGTCCCCGATCTTGCCGAAGAACTTCGACACGTTGTTCCACAGGTCGAGGCACCACTGGATGAAGTCGTCGAAGTCGATGCCGATACCCTCGAACGCGTTCCGTACGCCTTCCTCCAGGAACTTGAATGCCCCGGCCGTGTCGCCCTTGAGAAGCGCGACGACAGCCTTGAGGACGCCCGTGATGACCTCGGTCGTGAAGGTGATGACGCCACCGATGATCCCGAAGATGTTCGTCACCACGTCGCCGAATGCCTTCACGCCCTCCTCGCCGCCGAGCAGAGCCTCGGCCAGCGCCGAGAACATCTCGATCCAGGCGGCGATGTTCTCGATGAGCGAGCCGATGATGTCGATGAGCGGCGGCAGGGCCGCGATGACGAGTTCGCCGACGAACTGGATGACGGGTGCAAGTGCCTCCCCCAACTTCGTGAACTCGGGGATGAGCGTCTGGAGCCCTGCGATCAGGACCTCGCCGAGAATCCTGGCGAACTCAGCCAGCACCGGAACGATCGGGGCGAGCAGTGCTCCGATCAACTCCAGCGCCGCGGCCAGGATGCCGAAGACATTGAGGTTGGCGACGACGCCGACGATCTGGCCGAGGACCGGCATGAAGTTGGTCAGCGACGTGATGAAGGTCTCGAAGCCCGAGATGGTCGTGGGCGTCACGAGCCCAGCGAGAGCGTCGGCAAATGCAACGACGAGTTCGACAACCTTGGGCATGATCCGCTCAGCCGTCGCGAAGAACTCGGCCAGCCGCGCGCGCCCCTCCTCGCTGGAGGTCCAGGTGGAGAACTGCGTGCCCACGTCGGCAATGGCGTCCGCGAACAACTGGGCAGTCGGCAGGGATGCGACGAGGATGTCGGCGATGGCGTCGCCGAAGGTGATCGCCGCCGTGGTCAGGCTCTCCAGGATCGGGCTGAATCCGTCGAGCAGAGCCTTGAAGTTCTCGACACCAGCGGGCGAGGAGAGCGCGTCGAAGATGCGGCCGAGGCTCTCACCCGTGGTCTGCGCGAACGTCGCGATGTTGCCCTCCAGCGCCGGAAGGAGGGTGTTCGTGATGTTGCTGATCGAGTCGGCCATGCCGCCGAACATGTTGTTCGTGATGTCCTCGCGCACCTGCTTGAAGGCGTCGCCGAGAGCAGAGAAGGCATCCTTCGACGCCTGCGCCCCCTCGGTCAGCCGGGTGCCCTCGGCGTAGAGGCCAGCGAAACCGGCGACCGCGAAGCCGATGCCCGCAGTCAGTGCACCCAACTGCGCCACCAGCGCGACGATCGTGCCCGACAGCGCCGAGGTCAGCACCGAAAGCGAGCCCATGCCCGCGATGACGAGGCCGGTCCAGAAGACAGCCTGGCGGAAGCCGTGAGGCAGGCTCTTCCACGAGGCAAGGTACTTCCGGATGCCGCCGACACCCTTGCTGACCGTGCGGCCCAGGCGACGCTGGGAGGTCTCGTTCTTGTCGGTGGCCTCGGCAGACTCCTCCGCCCCATCCACGTAGTTCTTCTGCTCGGTCCTCCACAGTCCGAGGACGTACCGGCTTCCGCGGATCGTCTCGCCAAGATTCCGGAAAGACTCACGCAGGCGCTCGGTGGCCGGGCGCACGAAGTCCATGTCCGGGCCGAGCGCCTTGACTTCCTCCCGGACGCGAGCCAGTGCGGTACGGGAACCGCGAACCACGCGAGTGAGCCCGGGGAAGGTCTCGCGCAGATCGTCGAGGCTGATCTTCAAGTGCGATGCACCCTCGCGGAGCGAGTCCATCGTCTTGATCGAGTCCTCGCGAAGCGACGTGCCGAAATCCACAGCCTGATCGCGGACGTACCGGAAGCCATTGCCGACTGCCCGTACGCCGCGAGTCAGGCCAGGAAACGTCTGCTGGAGGTCGTCGAGGCTGATCTTGAGATGGGACGATCCCTCGCGGAGCATGGTCATGGTCCGGACCGCATCGATCCGGACCGCGGAGCCGAACTCCTTGAAGCCGTCCGTCACCTTGCGGAGCGTGTTGCCCGAGAAGGTCCGGACCGCGGAGCCGAGCGAGCGGAACCCCCGGCGCACATTGACTGTCGCCTCGTACAGACGACGCATCGCACCACTGGACAGCAGGAGGGTCGCGACAAGATCGCCGAGGTTGCGCCCGATGTCCTTGATCGAGTTGCGGATCGCGGCCCGCATCTCCTTCTTGAAGACCTTCTCGAAGCGCGCCGCGCCAGCCTGAGCGGCGGCATCGGTAGCCGCCGCGACCTCGCCAGGAAGAGCCCGCCCGTCAGTGTGGAGGACAACCTCCGCTTCACCCCAGACGACAGCCACGCGTCACCCCACTTCCGTCTTCATGGTGGAGAGTGCGTTGAAGAGTGCCCACTCTTCATCGACGACCTCCTGAGACACGTTATCGCCTCGGAGCCCGCGCCGCCTATCTCTCTCTTCGGTACTGAACAGGGCCTCGTCGAGTTCGGCCCGTCCGTTCTCGTCGTGCTGGACGCGCTCGCACGCCCACGAGTAGATGAGGTTCAGGAACCGGTCGAAGCCGAGGCTGAGCGGGTCGACCCCTCGCCGCGCACACGCCCCGTCGATTTCGGCCCAGAAGTGGTCTGCGAGGTAGATGAGGCCGCAGACTGCCCGGTAGGAAAAGCGGACCACTCCTTCATGAGTTCCTCGACGACATCCTCGACGGTCTCCATGGTCACATCCTCGTCCTTCGGGTCGCGCAGGCGCTTCCGGAAGAGACGGTACTCCTCGGCCGGGAGGGAGTCCTTCAAGAGTTCGAGCAGGGCCGTAGCCGCACCTGCCTCGTTGTCCTCGTCGCCGATCAGCGCGGCGATCAGGAACATGTTCTCGTCGGTCGGCATCGTGGCGTTGAACCAGTCCGTCGAGAGAACTTCCCCGTCGTCGTCCAGGCGTTCGATCCCGAAGCGGACGGTGGGACGGGTGACCTTCTGCTTCGCGACTGCGCGGCGGAAGGTGCGGTTGGCAGTGGGCATGGATACCTCCATAGTCGGGGCGTCCTACGGACGCGCTCATGGAGATAGTACGCGGAAAGTCCGACTTTCTGTGGTACATCACCGCCGCCTCGCCCCTGCATTGATCCTGCGGACGACCACTGCCTTCAATGCACGACCCAGCCAGTCGTTCGCCTTCTGGCCCTTCACCTGCCTCTGGAAGCGACGCGTGTCGTCGACGCCGAAGTAGGAGTACGGTGCAGGACGCATGAGCATGACGCCGTTGTACAGACCACCCTCGTTGCCGGTGATGTATCCCGCGCCATTCTCGGCGGTGCCACCACGCACGAAGCGGGCGTAACCGGCACGGTTGCCCACAAAGAACCACCGCTCGTACCCGCGCGGAGGCGGAACGGACCGGTAGTGGTTCTTCGCCATTCGACCGGTGCGCTTCGGCGCTTCCTTCACGGCCTCCTGCTCGACCTCGCGGGCAAGCGTCAGGATGTCGGGACCGAAGATGCCGTTGTTCGTGAAGGCTTCCATGATGCGGTTGTAGTGCACCTGGGTACGCGTGAAACCTCCGCCTCGGCATCCGGGGCAGAAGCGGAGGTTGGCCATTAGAAGGTCTCCCAGACGATGATGCGGAATGTCCCGCCCAGGCACCCGCCGCCATTCACGAGGGTCTGGTCATAGATGCCGAGCACGTAGTCCCGATCCGATGCGCCGAAGCAGCACTGGATCGCACGACGCATCGCCGCCACGTCGGCCGTCTGGATGCGCATGGCCTCCAACTGCTCGCTCATGGTGGGCGGCGTGTAGCCCGTTGCCCCGTTAGCCGAGCCACCCGGAAGGCATCGTGCGACACCAACCTCGACCGTGTAGGCCATGGGGGTCTTGCAGTTCGCGAGAGTGTTGTCGGGCGAAGGGAAAGCGCCAGAGGGGTAGGCGTCGACGAACCGAACCCACGCCTGCCCACCACAGCCATTGCTGTCACAGGCGTCACCGCCGCAATAGTCGAGCACGACCTCGCCCGCCACCGGGCCGCAGTAGCAGAGTTCCGGTCCACCAGAAGCGTGCATCTCGGTGCAGAGGCAGGCGGCGAGTTCGACGAGGAGCGGGTAGATGCCCGTGTCCTCACGGAGAGTCGACATGTCAGGCTCCCGTCTGGATGCGTCCGCGCGTCACGTCCGGGCTCATGACCCTGGCGGGGGACTTGAGCGAGTAGGGGTTGTAGATGCGGATGACGGCATCGACCTCGTGGATGCCGGTGGCACCACCGGGGAAGAGGCCCGAAGGGACCTCCATGCTGATGCCACTGCGGGTGACGCTCGTCACGCCCGAGGGCAGGCGGCACTTCCCGCCACTGCACGCCTTGTAGAACTCGGTCGCCAGGACGCCAGCGGCGTAGCGAAGCAGATCGTTCGGCGCGACGCCCGTGTAGTACGAGACAGTGAACGAGCCCACGGCATCCGGCCCATCGTTCATGTCCTGGCACAGCGGCCAGGTCTCACCGTCAGTGCGGACCAGGCGGTTGCCGTTGTCCACGCGGTAGTCCGCCGCCGCGAGGGGCACGCCGTCCAGAGAGACGCTGACGACTCGACCGACCTCCGTAGGCAAGAGCACTTCGGATGTAAACGAGCAGGAACAGTCCTGCGGTGCGGTGCACCCGCACGCGTTGTACCAGGACCCGCCAGAGATGTAGGGCGAGTAGGAGCCGGAGTCGGATACCGGAGCCGTGTCCCAGGTGCGGCTCCCGCACCGCAGGGCGCAGGGCCGAATGACGACCGGGCACAGGGAAACGCGATACCCCGTCAGGGCCGACAGAGTAGACCAGGCGAGAGCCTCGGAGCGCTCCTTCGTTGCCGGGACCAGAGCCTCGATTTCCGTCTCGTCGTACGCGCATCCCCAGTCCGTCCCAGTCGGGTAGCAGATGTCGGTTGCCATGTTGTCCTCAGTCCAGGTCCGGGATGACGATGAGATTCTCGTAGGAATCAGTCGGGGCGGTCACGACGGTGGTCCCGTTGGTGACCTCCATCTCTACAAGGTAGTTTCCCACCGCGAGGGTTCCGGTGAGCACATGCTCGACCACGCCGTTCGCCGGATCGACGATGGTCGTCGGCAGGACCACGGCAGGGAAACCCGGCTTCTTCGCGATCAGCCGAACGGTCGACCCGGTGAGGTTCAGCGGGACGTGCCATGTCGTGGGGTACTGGTCCCCAGTCTTCACGGTCAGTACGGGCCAGGTCACGAGTTCCTCCTAGGCGTCACGATCATCACGACTCACCCCTCAGTGTGAGGCTTACCGCGGATGCCGACAACTGACGCCCCGCGTACTTCGACGATCCGAGCAGGCCGATCGTGGGAGCAGAGGGGGTCAGGGTGATGTTGCCGCCGTGCAGGAAGCCACCTTCTTCCACGAGCACGCCGGTCGTGTCGGAAACGATGATGACTGTGCCCGAGACAGAACTGCGCGCGCTTACGTAGCCCGCGGCCTCGCTCACGATCACCGTCTGCCCGGACACCCCGAGCCGTGCACGCACTGCACCGGCCGTGGCACTCAGGATCGAAGTCGCCCCAGAGATGGGCGCGCGAAGGCGAGGGCTTCCTGTGGTCGTGGAGACGATCGCGACCAAGCCCGAGACTCGCTGGTTCACCGTGACGGCACCGGTCGTGCCGCTCACGATCTGGACATTCCCACCCAGGGAGCCGGGCGAGAGAGGACTCCCCGTCGTGCCGAATACGATGACCGTGGAACCCGATACGGAGGCGGTCAGGCGCATCGCGCCAGTTGACCCGGACGAGATGGGCGTCGCGCCGGAGACTGTTGCCCGCAGGCGTGCAGTGCCAGCGGTCGCAGACTGGACCACGGTCGAGCCGGATACGGGGGCGCGCAGGACGACAGTGCCGGTCGTCGCGGACACGATGGGCGTCGGTGTAGCGAGAGCCGCGCGAAGCCCCGCCGCGCCCGTGGTGGCGGACGAGATGACGACGGCCCCGGATACGGGATGGTCTACCGCCCCCGAAGCCGAGTCGACCGCACCGGTCGTCGTAGAGACGATTGCGGTAGCGCCAGCGGCAGTAGCCCGAAGGCGGATCGCCCCCGTAGTGCCGCTCGTGATGAGCGTGGTGCCCGAGACGCCCCGCTTCGAGGAGACGGCACCGGTCGTGCCGCTGACGATGGGCACGGACGAAGCGAGCGCCGCCCGCAGGGCTGTAGCACCCGTGGTCGCGGAGGCGATGCTGGTGACCCCCGACACCGGGGCGTTCCGAGACGGTGCACCCGTGGTGCTCGACGAGATGACCACCGCACCACTGACGGGCTGATCCTTGCCCGGTGCGCCAGTGGTGCCGGATACGATCGGCGTCGATCCCGAGACTCCCGTCCGCAGGCGAACGTTACCCGTACTGGCGCTCGTGATCGCGGTGGTGCCAGATACCGGGTAGTTGGTCGGACCGGTGGCCGCGGGCAGGAAGGTGGCGTACAGGTGCCCACCATCGGAGACGTTGGCGCTGGCATTACTGCCCCCGCCGCCAGCAGAGGTCGCGATGCCCCAGTTCCACGAGATAGCGGCATTGCTCGCCGCACCGCCACCGCTGGTCATGTGGCTCTGGATGCTACTGATCGGGTTGCTCGCGTCGGCTACTGGTGTGAGCGAGTCGATCCCGCCGTTGTCTTCTGTCCCGGCAAAGTGCATGAACAGCGTGCCCGCATCCCAGGCGGCGAAACCGATCCCAGCCGTGCCGGAACCAGCCTGGACATCCTGGATCACCCCAACCTCGTCGAACTCCAGCACGACCATGACCTTTGCGGACACCACCGCAGAGAGAGTGGCCTGGTAGTTGACGGAGATAGAGAACGACGAGTCAAGCCGCCAGAGTTCACCGCGAACCCCGGCTCCACCTGATGCCTGCGGTGAGTCGAACTCCGCGATCTTGACCCAGTTATTGGGCTCGGCCGCATACTTCGTGATGCTGGTGACGGTGGGAGTGGTCGCAGTGAGGTTGTCGAAGACGATGAAGGCGAACAGCGTGTCGCCAACGGTGGTGGTGTGCGTCGCGCTGAGCGAGATGTTCGCGCTCGCACTCTTGTTCTGGCCTGACGACTGCCGAACATACGAGATTGCCACGATTCACCCCCTCACGCACTGCGAGCCGGGAGCGCGCGTCGCCCCCGGCCCACTGTCGGACACGTTGATCAGTCGAGCGAGACGGTGAGAGCGCCGATAGCCCAGGACACGGTGTCGTTGATTGCCAGCACCTTGGACGCCGCGAGCGTGGTCCAGTCGGTCTTCTGCGTGCCAGCGGTGGATGCCGAGTAGATCGCGTAGTGCGTGACCGTGACTCCAGCCGTTGCACCTGCGCTGGTCAGCGCACCGGAGTTCGTCTTTACGGACGGGCTCGCGGCGGTGGCCGAAGTCCACGCGGCGACGGCAGTGCGCGCGAGCGAGGCGGTCTCCGACGTGCCGTTTGCGGAGTACGCGATGAAGTCGCCAGCGACGAACTCCCCGTCGAGGATCGCCTGCTGTCGTGCCTGAGTGAGACCTGCCATTTGACTGCCCCTTCCTTGTTGAGCGGCGGCTCCGATTACAGAGCCGCCGCTCTACCTCCTTATGCGGAGGCGGTGACGGTGGTGGTGACCCACGTGCCGTTCTGCGATGCGCGCACCGTGTAGGTGCCAGCGGTGGCGTAGGTGTGGGAGGTTGCACCCGGAGCCGCCACGTAGTCCCACGTGCCGTCGCCGAAGTCGTACCAGACCGGGTTCGTAGCGACGGGGGCCACCACGAAGTCGACCTCCAGAGCCGCACCCGGAGTGCCGGTGACGCTGGTCAGCGCAGGCAGGCTCGGGTCCAGGAGCGGACGAGCACCGCACGCCTCGGTCGGAGGAGCCACGTCCACGATCATCGTGCGCATTGCCGTGCTGGTCGAAACCGGCGTAGCCATGGGCGCGGCGATCGGAGTCGGGTCACTGTTGAGCATCACGTTGTACGGGCCGGTGCCCCAGGCGTTGCCCTCCTTCGTGTTCGCGCCCGTGAGCGTGAACGTGACCGCGCCGTTCTCCACGGTGAAGTCACCGAGGATGCCGCCAGTCAGGAAGGGGAGGAGCAGGTAGCCGTAGGAGCCGGTCGCACCAGTGGCGCAGGCGTCACCAGTCGGCGAGCCCGCCCACAGTTCCAGCGCGAAGTTCGAGTTCTCCAGGCCGATCTTCGTGTCCACGTCGAAGCCGACGACGGTGCTACCGTCTGCGGCGAGCACCACCGGCTGGCCGGTGACGAGGGCGAAGAGTTCGGGGTCGACCTCACAGAACTGGACCTCGATGCCGTAGCCGACGAGGGACGTGACCGCCGCCTCGTAGACGCAGATTTCACCGGCCGCGTTCGTGACGTTGATTTCGTCGGACTCCGTGGTGTTCGCGGTGAACGCGACACTGATGAAGCCCTTCGAGACCACCTGCGAGTCGTCACCGTAGACGGGACGCCCACACGAGTCGAGACTCGTGACCCGGATGCGCCGCCCCTTGACGAGAGACAGGCACTTGGTCGCGTGCGAAGCCATTATTCCTCCTTGTGTGCCTGAATCGCGGCGAGCAGATCGGCCTTCTTGGTGGCATCACCCAGATCGACCTCATGGGCGGATGCCCACTCCTTGATGTCGGCCACCTTCCAGGAGTCGTCCGGAAAGTCAGACTTTTCGTCTGCCTCAGCGGGCGCTTCCTTCGGGGTGCCGAGCGTCTCTTCGTATGCCTTCGCGACTGCGATGGGCACGTAGTACCCGCCGATGGTCGAGCGGACGACGTAGGGCTCAAGGCCCTGCTTCTCCGCCAGGCCGAGCAGGATGCGCGCGACCTCGCCAGAACGGGGGCTCACGAATCCGTAGTCGTCTGCCATTTCTCCTCCTACGGGGTGACCGTTGCGTAGATGCGGAAGTTGCAGTCCACGATGACCGAGTAGACCGCCTCGGCCACTGCCCACTCGGTGTTGACCGTGTGGTTGATCGTGTCGATCGTCTCCACGTCCGAGCGGAGAACCGTGACCGCTCCGACTGCGTAGATTGCGTTTGCCGTGATCGCGCCAGATGCCACGACCGGGGTGCCGTTCACCGTGTACGGCAGACCGTCGATGCCGTACTCGATCGCCTGTGCGGCGGCGGCGAGTACGGCGTTGGCGCGCGACATGAGGATGATCGGGCGTCCCAGGTAGTCCTGGTCGGCCTCCTGCTCCACAGCCGCGATCGACGCGGCGATGTTGCCTCCGGTCACAGACGTGCCAGCCGCGGCCCAGGTCGCGAGACGCGCCTCGATCGCCCGGTCCTCGCCCTGGATCAGAATGTTCCGAGCGCGATCCGGGAAGTCGCTGTCAGGACCGATGAAGCACTCAACGCCACCGTAGAGCGCGAACGGCTCTCCGATACCGCTGTACTGGTCGATCCCGACGCCGCTCTTCTCAGCAACGACGGTCTCGCCGAAGCAGAGACCGATCGCGGGCTGAGGGAACGAGCACCCATCACTGACGTAGACCACACCTTCGGCCGCGCCGATGCGTGCATTGGTCACCCAGGTGGCCGCGGCACGGATGCCGCCGAGGCGAGTCTGTCGAGCCGGAGCGGCAACAGAAACCTGTACTGCCATGTGATCCGCCTCCCTTCGTCTAGAAGTTGTTCCCTGGGGGCAGGAGGATCACCACCCTGCCCCCAGGGTCAGACTCAGGCGACGTTATCGACGTTCGCCGCGCCAGTGTTGCCGAGGACGTTGAGGCCCACGGTCACCTTCACGGCCGAACCGCCGACGTTCGCGACAGCCATGCCCTCCTCGAAGAAGGCCGCGGTGTAGGTGTTCGTCTTGGTGTTCACCGAGTCGTAGATCGCGTCGAGGTCGATCACGTCGGCGGTGAGGCGGACGAAGGCACCAGCCGGGTACAGGATCGCCTCGACCGAAGTCGGGAACGCGGTCCAGGTGCCGGTGTTGGCGGTCGTGAGGTTCTGGTAGTCGTACACGAACTGCACGGCCAGGTTGCGCGCCCCGAAGAACGAGTTGATCTGCGCGTCGCTGACGGCGAGCATGTCAACCCCGGTGCGACGCGAAAGGTCCGCGCGCACGATGTCCTTCGCCCAGACCGGGAGGATGACCTCGATCGTGGCGTTCGGGTTCATCCAGTACTGGTACCGGATGCGGTTGGCCTGGATCGTCAGCGCGTCGAGCAGGTCGCTCGTCGCGGCACCGACCTCCACGTAGTCGATCGCGGCACCCGCGGCCGTGCTGATCCGGCTGATGGTCGACGCGTTGATGCGGCGACGCTGACCCGCGAGGGCCAGTTCGAGCACGCGGCGGATCAGTTCCGGGTAGGCGGCGTTCGTGAGGATGCCTGCCGTGATGCAGAAGCCCACGGCATCCAGGCGAACCTCAGTGAACGGGGGGCACTCGACCGCGTAGCAGGGCTTCACGGTCGCGGCCTCGGCCTGCGCCTCGGTCTGGATGAAGCCGAAGTCCACGTCCGCGTAGAGCGTCTGGAAGTCCGGACCCTTGGTGAAGTTGATACCACCACGGCGGGCGGTGACCTCGGGGATCGAGAGCAGACCGGCGTTCGCGTCCTCCAGGCGGAGGAACGAGTCGTACCAGATTTCGGACGGGGCGCACCAGCCACCGGCCGCGACGAGTCCGCCCTTCGGCAGACGCGACTCGCGCGCCGCCGCCATGACGACCTCCATCTGCTTCTCGATGGGCTCGTTCATGCCGGTGGAGAACTCGTTCTCCGGCTTCTGAATCTTGGCGACGCCGTAGTGGCGGGCACCCTCGGTCATCTGGTAGACGCCGGTCGGGAGACCATCCTCGTTGCGGCCACCGAAGCCACGCGCGCGCTTGGCGAACGCGTCAGCCAGTTCCGAGAAGTCGGCGAGCGTCTTGCCCGACTCGAATCCCGGCACATCGGCGGCGGCGACGATCGTGGGGAGGTCCGGCTTCTCGTCCGGAACCACGACCTCAGGGGCGGAGCGCCGCGCGACTGCAACGGTGCGCTTGGGTGCCGGGGCAGCGGCCACGACGACCTCCTTCTTCTCGGCCTCTGCGTCCTGCGACTCTTCGGCATCTGCGGGGTCTTCGACCTCGGCCTCGGGCTCCTCTTCGGGGTCCTCGACGGGGGTGGAGTCTGCGGGAGCCGCCTGCTCACGAAGAGCGGCGATCTTCTCGGCGCGTGCGACCTCGGCCTCTTCGCGCTCGACGACCACAGCGTCAATCTCGGCGGAGTCGCGCATGAGCGCCTCGGCCTGAGCGATCTGCTCGTCGGTGAGGTCGGCGTCGTCAGCCGCCATGATGGAGCGTGCCTCTTCCAGAGCCTCCGCGCTGAGGGCGCGAAGGGCGTCGAGGTCCAGACCCTCGAAGGTCTCGGGCTTCTCGAAAGCCATGATGTTCACTTCCTTGTCGGATGGTGTGGACGGATAAGCGGCTACGCCTTCACGCCCCCATCTACGACAGGAGTGAGTCAAGAGATTTCTAGCACACGTTCAGGACATGCACCAACAGAAAACCCCCGACAACGGCGTGTCGAGGGTTCCTGTCTGCACCGGACCGAGGAGTCGAACCCCGCCGTCAGCCGGTTTTGGAGACCAGCCCGCTTTTCCCGGAGCGTCCGATAGTGCTCTGATGCTACTGCGGGCGGTACGTTCCGCCAAGCCTCTGCGTAGCGGCGGCGGCTTCGACCTCGGTCTTGTAGGTCTTCTGCTCGCCGGTCGGCGACGTGTGAACGTACGTCGTAGACGAGACGGGCTTCTTGGTTCCACAGGCGCACGCCATGACTACTCCTTGATCTTCGAGCGAAGGGACTCGATCTTCTTCTGGCGAAGCGCCTGCCGGATCGGCGCGGCCTGCACAGCCCGCTTCTCCTGGTGGCGGTACTCCGCGACGGTCGACCGGATAATGCCGACGACCTCGGTGGCCGAGAACTGGTCCTTCTCGATCACCGTCTTGATCGCCTCGTCGGGGTCGTCGAACAGGCCAGCCGCGACCAGCGACACCTGCTCGCCGTTGTAGACACCCGCGCGGACGTGTGGGATCGGGAAGCCGGGGACGTTCACCGCGAGCGCGGCGACGAGTTCCAGGTCATGACCGATCTGACGCCAGTCACCACTGACCCGACCGGCCGCGCGGAGAGCGTGGCGCTGTTCGTCGGTGACCTTCGAGCGGAGGACGCCGGAGAACCAGATGCCGAACTCATCCTCGCCGACAGCCACGTCTGCGGCGGCGGCACCGGTGTTGTCGTAGTGCGCGGCGGCGACCTTCGCGTTCGCGCGCATGGACGCGTGCCCGGTGTCCATCGTGATCTGGCCGACGCGGACAGTGCCCTCCTCGGTGTCGACCTTGCCGGTGGCGAAGTACCAGTAGTCCGAGAGCGAGTGCGGAGCGGTGGTGCACACGCCCTGGATGCCGATGTGGCAGACGCCCCACTGTGCGATGTAGCCGTAGACGTGATCGCCCTCGACCTCAACGCCCACGCGCGGCTCAGCCATTTCCTGCCGCTTGAAGGCGTTCGAGTCGAACACGTACGACGCCGACGCCACGAGGTTGAAGATCGGAGCCGGTTCGCCGGATGCCATGAGGGCGGCACGGTTCACCTTCGAGCCCGGCCAGAAGCCGGTGGCCTCCTTGTGCATGTTGGCGCACAGCCCAGCGAGCCACTTCGGGTTCTGGACGTACTTCGCCAACTGGCGACGGCACCGGTTGAAGTCACCGCCAGGAGCGCCGAGGCCCCAGCGAATCTTCGCCGCACCCTTGCCGTGCACCCAGTAGCGCCGGATGCGCGCGGTCGGCACCGGGTGAGTGATCCACCCCGGTCCGTCCTTGGTGCCGGGGGCGAAGGCGGATGCCGCAACGGCGTCGTAGCCGAGTTCGATGTCGGGGTTCTCGTCGTCCTCAGGACCCTTGCAACCACAGGCGGCGAGAGCCTCCTCCGGCGAGAGTTCGTCCTCGGACTCCTCGGGCCACTCGTGGCCGAGAGCGATGAACGCCTCCTGGAACGCCGGGATCGGGACGATGGTCACGCCCGCGATGCGCGCGGTCTTGAACACGGTCATCGGGGCCTTGCCGGTGTCGACCTCCGACTCGTAGGCGACCGCCTCCATGTCGACTTCCACGTCATCCACGTCGACGGAGATGCCGCGGACAGTACCGTCGATGATGCCGTCGATGACCTCAGCCGATGCGTCGCGGTTCAGCATGAGCGCACCGCGGAACTGCATGAGGTTGCCCTCGCGGAAGATTTCGTCGATGCGGCCCACGGTCACGGAGTTGGAGTGACCCTCGCCCGACTGCAACTGGTACGCGATCGGGAGCGGAAGGTCACGGTTGGACAGGCCACCGTCCGCGAACATGCGGCCGTCGCCGGTTGCCACCCCCTCCGGCGCGAGCGTGCCGTGGACGGGAATCTCGGTGATGAGTTCCTCGTCCTCCTCCGGCTCGTCAGGCGGCATCTCGTCGTCGAGGTCGTCCGGACCGGTGACCGGCCCCTCTTCGATGACGTTCTCGTCATCCTCGATCGCGAAGGTCGTCGGGCTCATGCTGGCCTCCCCTACTCGTGCCGCGGGCTGGATGACGCAACGGCAGTTGATCCACAACTCGGGCGGTCCGACCGGATCGCCAGGGAAGCGAAGGTCGAATGCGCCTACGTTGAATGTTGCCCCGATCGGGACGATCTGTCCATCGACAGGCCGGTGGCTCTCGCGCACGGCGCTGTCGTGCATGGTCACCCACTTCTTGAAGCGACCGCCACGCGCGCCGACTCCGCTCCAGGTGGCGTCGTTCACCGTGTAGGTGCCGAGCCACATGGTCACCCGGTCGATCTGCCCCTGGGTCGGCGGACCTTCCGGCCGCGTGGTGTTGGACAGCGCCTTGCCCACGCTCTCGCGGAACCGATTGACGTACCGCTCCGGGTCAGCGTTCGGGGCCTCAGTCTCGAAGACCTCGCGCCAGATGACCTCGGCGGCATCCAGGAGTTCATCACTCCAGGTCGCACGTCCATTCGCGTACATGGTCATTGCGCGCTGAGCGAAGGGGCCGAGTTCCTTGTCGACCTCTACGAACTGCGCGCGACGACGAGCCGCGAACTCCTCAGTCTCCATCGGGCTCGGCTTCCAGGAAGGCCCGGAAAGTCCGACTTTCGTGCGGCAGGTTGTTGGCGAACAGCATGCGCACGTAGCGGTCGAGCATCATGGCGGTGATCGTCTCCATCTTCGGCAGGTTGCCGAGGATGGTCCAGGCGTCCAGGAGCACGTCGTCGATCTGAGTCGGCGTCATGGTCATGGTGAAGCGGTGGAGCGTGTGCGGTGCCACGTTCTCCGCGCCCATGCTGATCCGGTCCTTGTACTTCGACTTGATCCGGTTGCCTGCCCGCTCCAGTGCGCGGATGACGACGACCTCGGCCATGCCCGCTTCCTCGGTGCGACGGTGACGGCGCGCGGTCGGGTCGGGCGGGTTCCGGTCCGGGTGTCCTTCGAGCGAGGGGATGTCGACGGCCGGGTGCTCACGCTCGGAGACGGTGATCTGCTCGACCGGCAGGTTCACGCCCAGGAGTGAGAGTGCGGCGGCAACGAGTTCCGGCGTGGTCATGCCCGAGGCGACCTTGCGCTTGAAGAACTCAGTCCGGTCCTTGTCGGTCATCTTGTCGCCGGGAGCGAAGCCGTTCTCGACGAGCAGGGCGTCCTCACTCAGCACGGCGCGGTCGAAGAGTTCGACAGCCTCCTTCGAGCGGTCCGGGCGCAGGCGCATCTGCGACGTGTCGGCGACGAAGTGGAACTCGCGTGCCGCCTCCTCGTCCATGTCGTCTTCAAGGTACGGCCAGAGGTAGCCCTCGGTGAGCGACTGCACGATGATCTGGAGGAGCGGCTCTGTGTGCGCCTTGATCGAGGCATCCTCAATCTGCCAAGCCCCCCAGTGATTCACGTCCCCAGTGCCCGTCAGGACCTCCGGAGGCATGTCCATGCCGAGGGCCAGGCGGCGGATCGCTTCCTTGCGGAGTTCGATCGCCTGCTGGTCGAGCGGGGTGGAGAAGGTCAGGTGACGCACCTTGTCCAGATACTCGCCGTTGGCCTGGAGGAGAATCGGCACGAGGGCAGACGGGTCCTCGCGATTCTTGATCGCGGTCATCATCGTCTGCATGAGTTCGTCGAGGAACGGGTCGATCGCGGCGAGCCCGGATGTGTCGTCCTCGCTATTCGTCGTCGCCGTGGTCGCGAACGAGATGTTGTCGGGCAGGAGCAGGATGCCCGCACCGGCCAGGCGCGAGTCGATCTGCGCGGCGACGTGCTTGGTGAGGCCGTCGATTTCAGCCAGGACCGGGAGCACCGCGCGCGCCGGAGAGTCGGGGTCCTTGTTCACGCGGGGGTGCGGACGCCACAGACGGACGACGAGCGGGTCGTCAATCTCCTTCTTGCCGATCTTCACGACATCGCCAGACTTCGAGAGTTCGGATGCCGCGACGACCCACCACTTGTCGGTCGGCTCGGCCCCGCCGTCTTCTCCGACGATGTACGCCTCGCCCGCGACAGTGAACTGGATGCCCAACTGACGGAACATCTCCTTCTGCCCATCGAGTCCACCGAAGAGTGCATGGAGGGCATCGAGGGCCGGGCCGCTCTTGACCTCCTTGTCCCCCTGGAACACGCGAAGCCGCGCGCGCGAGAGGACGTTCCCGACCCAGGCGCACGAGAACCGGAACTCACCGATGGTGTCGTACCAGAGCCAGGCGCGGTTCTGCCACCCGGACTCTCCACGAATCTTGGTATCGGTGCGGCCCATCCGGCGCGCGGCGGCAACTACGGCCCGCCCCTTCGGCGTCGCAATCACCTGCGACTCGTACTGCGCTACGCGCGGCATCGCTTCCCCTTACTCGTTCGGTTCGTCGCGAACGATGATCATGGTGGCGATGTAGCCGAGTGCCAGCCCGCCCCAGAAAATCCACCAGGCCCATGCGAGCCACTCGATGTACCAGCCCCCGATGAACCAGCCGATACAGAGCAGAGCGATCCAGAACGAGAGGCACCACCAACAGGTGAACAACTTGTTCCACGGACCATCGTTCGTAATCCGCGCCCAGGTGATGCGCCACCAGACGCTCGGAGGGAAGTCGTCGTGCACGATCGCGCGCGTCAGTCGGCCAACTCCGAAGGCGGCGATGAAGAACGCGGCGACGAACACCGGGAACTCCTGCCACGCCAGCATGCCGATCATGCGCTCCTCCTCGGCCAGAACGGCCCTTCGTCCCTCGGGCGAATCGTACCGCCACGAGCACTCCGGATGCGACCGATAGTCGATCCGCTGATCAGTTCGTCGATTGCCCACACCAACGCGTCGACCCGGTTGGGCGATGCGCCCTCGCCAGGAATCCACGTCAGCATCTCATCTTCCAGTGCCGACAGGTCATTGTGATGGAAGACGCGCTTCTGTTCGTAGAGGCCGACGACCGGCTCCGCGCGAAGCGCCTTCGACCGCATGGCCTGCTTCACGATGATGCGAGGATTCAGCCCCATGGCCTCGGCCTCAGTCTCGATGACCTTCTTCACCATGTCGCCGCCGAAGTTCTTCTCGGCCACGATCGCGTCGGCCTCGTTGTCCTTGTAGAGCGAGAGCGCCATGCGCGCCCACCCCTGCGGGCTGTACTTGCCCGAGCGGTCGGCGAGGACGTGGGCCACCTTGCCTTCGCGGCCGACCATGACGATGCCGGTCTCGTCAGCACGCTTGGTCTGAGAACCGGCCGGGTCGATCGCGATGACGATGCGATCGAGGTCCGGGACCATGCCGTGACCCATCCGCTGGAGATACTCCTCGGCCCAGAGCGCACCCTCGACATCGAGGAGCAGTTCGCCGTACAACTCCTGGCGACCCTTGCGGGTTCCCTCGAACGCGTTGACGACCTCCTCGCGGAAGTTCGGCGCGAGGTTGTCCAGGTTGGCGTAGGTGGAGACTCGGACGACGCGGGTCTTGTCGCGGGACTGGATGTCGCGCACCCACTTCGTCGGAAGCGGTGTCGACGTGAGCACGACGTGGGGACGCTTGCCGAGACGGAGGCCGAACATCAGGTTCGACCAGACCTCTTCGATCAGCGGCATGTGCGCGGGCTCGTCCAGCCAGGCGAAGCCGTGCTGGGGACCACGGAGGCGGTCAGGCTCCTCGCCCGAGAACGTGGTGGCGATGCACCCGTTCTGGAAAGTGATGCGGCGCTTCGACGGCTCCCACTTCACGGGCTCCCCGGCGAACGCGCAGACGGCGACGAGTCCGGACTCACCCTCGATCATCGTGTCGCGAACGTCCGCGCCGGTCGGTGCGATGAGTGCCATGCGCCCGACGCGCTCGCTCATCTTCCGCGCGTACTCGGCACCAGTTCGGGTCTTGCCGGAACCGCGACCGCCGCTCAGGAACCATGTGAACCAGTCGACGCCTGGCGGGGGCCACTGGTCAGACCGCGCATGCGGGTACGGATAGCCCTCGTGGGGCTTCCCATCACAGTTCCGACCAGGAGAAGCGCAGTACCAAGCACGGCGGCGACCTTCCACCAGGTCCTCGACCAGTCGCGCGGCCTCTGCGCGAGCCTCGGGACTCCATCCCTGGGCCATGTTGGTGATGTCGGCCGGTGTGAGGCGCTCATTCTCGTCATCATCACCTACCGCAGTCGGACGATCTGCCATTTCCCGTGCCCTTCCCCTCGAAGCCGCTCCCGATCGAAGCCCGGACGCACCAGATCGGTCATGTTGGGCTCCTTCTCGGTGATGTCGTCCCAGATGACCTCTCCATCGCTGTCGTAGACGGCGAAAGCGAGGGCTGCGCGGCCCACATAGTCCCGGACGGTCATCCTGCGGTTGTACGCGGCGTCCGAAATCTCTGCCAGGGCGCTGGGGAAGGTGTGGAAGCGCGCGGAGAGGCGGCGCTCCACCATCTGCGCCTCGATCTGCTCTCGAATCACTCGGGGGACTGCCATTCGCCGGTCTCCGGGTCCTGTTCCATGGTGATTTCCTCGAACGGGTCGCCCTCGACGGGGGTCGCGGTGCCGTTGTAGGCGGCTACCGCGTTCACCCACTGGTCCAACTCGTCCTTGGAGGGCAGGCCCAACTGCACGTTGATCGGTGCGTCGAGGCCGAGCAGGCGCGCCTTGCGGTCGATGACCTGGAGAAGCGCCCGATGGTAGGCCAACTGGTTGTCGTCGTTCGGGTCGAGGGCCTTGTCGACGACGGAACGGAGCATCGCGTCGAGTTGCAGGGACACTCTGGCCCTCTGCTTGGTCTTGTCCTCGTTGTCGTCCCACGAATCGGCCAGTACGCGCTCCACAGCCATGCGTGCAGTGGCGATCGAGACCCCGAACTCGTCGGCAATCTCGGGATAGTTGGCTCCGCGGGTCCAGAGGGAGGCGATTCCGCGTGCCATGACCTCGCTCATGGTCTCCGCGTCGCGGATGTCCTTGTTCGAGCCGATGCGCTTCTGGATGCGCCGGATGCCGAGGTCATCCGGGATTCGATCCAGGTCGTCTCCAGGGGTCTCTGCGGCATCCGGCATGGTTCAGGCTCCTCTGTCACACGCCAGGATAGGCCAAAAAGTCTGACTTTCTGAGGTACGTAATAGTTGTGTGGGACAATAAAGCCATGGCCAGACCTCCTATCGGCGCAGTGACCATGCGTCACACTGTCAAGTTCCGCCTGTCGGATGCCGACATGGACGACCTGCGCGAGATTGCCGGTGGTCCGGAACTCAGCGAGACGCTCCGTCGACTGATCCGCGAAGAGAAGAAGCGGAAGGCACGTCGTGAGCGCTGAGCAGACCAACCTCTACATCCCGGCCGG